GCTGCACAGGGGCAGTCTAGCTGCACAGGGGCAGTCTAGCTGCACAGGGGCAGTCTAGCTGCACAGGGGCAGTCGAAGTTATAACACTATGTGGTGGGGAACTTCCTAGTGATTATGACATTTCTGATGCTGTTATAATTGATGGCGATATTCATTGTCGTAGTATCAGTTGTAATGGCATTGTTGTTTGTAAAGGTTCTTATACCGTTATAGAGGAAGGGGGTGATTATGGGTCACTCTAACGGTAAAATCACCGCACCTGTCGGATTGGATAGTGATGTATATCCTACCCTAGGTATTGGTCCTACTAGTGATGGTTATGATTTAGGGTATGCGTGTGCAAATACGCATGGGAGAATAAACAGATATTCATATATAAAACCAATTGATAGATCTGATTTAGGTGTTGTGCAGTTTAACGATTCTACATATACTGCATTTACAAAAATGATAATATATACAATAGGAAATACTGTTCCATCTAGCACTATTGCAGAGTATAAATCTCCTAAAAGTGTATATCGTATTGCTGATTTTGATGGGTATAATCATGTAGAATATCCTGTTAAACTTAATATAAACATTCTCCCGTCAAATATATTAGATTATGATACGTATAGTCAAACTGTAAAACTTGATTTAAATGGAAGTTCTAGAAATCTTTTATCATTACTTATAAATGACACTGTTTCTAGCTCAATAAAATCATGGAGGTGCGCTATTTTAATTATTGCAGAGAAGAATGGTAGTAGAAGATTTTTCCTGGGAGAAAAAGGTACTTCTGATAGCCTAAGATTAGGTTTTTCTCCAAACAATTCAAACATTTATTCTGCTTTTAAAAGTATGGATATAGGCACTTGGTCTTGTACCATAATGGCTGTAGCTGTACATGGAAGTCACCCTGACAGTAATAATGAAGCACATGAGATTTCATCATCTACAGGATATAAATTTCCTATTATTCCAGAGTGCTTTGGATATAAGACAAAAATAACAGGCGTGAAAATAACTACCCCTAAAAAGAGATTTTTCTATAAAGTTATTTTTATAGATAATTCAGGTAGGGGAACATACATACCTTATGACATACGTGTGCAAATGGTTGTACAAGATAATAATAATAAAACTTTATTTAATCCTGGTATTAAAACATGGGGTGATATAGAACGTGATTCTATTTCTGTTTCTGGGAGAGAATACATTTACGAAGAAAATTATACAATAGATGATGGAAGTGGTAAATTAACAGGGTTAAAATGTTTTATGACAATACCTGATTATGAAGAAGAACCTGGTATTTGGGAAACTCCAGATTTAAGTGGAAGTAATTATTCTAGATACATATATAATCAAGGTTTACATACCACAGAATTGGAATGGGATTTATCTAGTAAAGAAGTTAATGAATTTAGAGTTTCTTTATCATATAGGGATTCTTCCCAATAACACAATTGGTATGTATATAAATACCTAAAATAAGCCCGAAAGTTACACGAACTTTCTGGCTATTTTGTAACCTGAAAACAATATGAAACCGATACCTATGTATCCAAGATTGATTAGTATTTTTTGCCATTTAGACAATTCCTTTTCTACCTTTACTTCTACAATTTTCTCCACGGTTATTATCGAATCTTTCGTCACTACCGTTTCTTTTTCCAAGGATGAGATGCTGTCTTGTAGAAAGTCTTTCTTGTTTTTCAAACTATGAAAAAGCCTGCCATCCGACATTATTTTAGCGTCTGATACGGCTAATGATGTTTCCAAGTGTGAACTATCTTCAAATGTTGTATGTTGTATGTGTTCTGTTGGAAGAGTTATTATTTTTGATTGCCATACTACTCTTTCCGTTACTGTCGTGTTGTGGTCTACTATGGTTGTATTTGTCGAAGATGGAAGTAGCTTGCGTGAACAAGAACACGACAGTAACAAAAAAAATAGCAATATAGAAAATGGCTTATTCATCTACTAGATTTGTTGCGATAAGCGAGATAAATTCCTCCTTCGGTATTTCCAATGCTTCGGGAGAGTTCCATTTCACTTTAATTGCACCGTCAGTACCAATGAGTTCAATGATTTTAGCGAATCCTTCAAAAGCGAATTTTCTAGGCCTCATATCACATTCCTCTTTCATTTTCTCTTGGTATGCTTCGGAGTATGCCTTATTCAATTCTTCTGTTTCCTTGTTGAAATCTGCTTCTATCTTTCTGATTTCATCCGCTTCTTTCTTTTCCTCTTTTGTCGCATCTTCCTTACCGTCAATCTCTTTCATGTGATTGATTTTTTGTGCGCGCTCGTCATATCCTTCCTTCTTTATTTCTTTAAGAACCTGTTGCATATCATCATCGAATGCTTTTGCAGCTTTGTCGTAAGCGACACGCATAAGCATGATTTTTGCTTTCAGTTCTGATGGAAGTTCCTTTCCTTCTAGTGATAAGGGGATATTCAAGAGAGTTAATCTCTTTAAAAACATTTCTTGGTTTGTCATTTCTTCTTGCTGTTTAAATTGAAACTGATGAGATGCCTTTCGTGTTGATGTATTTTGTAACATCGGTTACGAAAGAGTTGATGATAGTAATGATAGCAATTTGTGCTTCCAAGTCGGGATGATCGTTGTAGTTGATTGCGATACCACCGTTCTGATTGAAATAGAATGTAGCGAGTTGGTTCTCTGATTCCAATGACTTCACCTCTCCGCCATCAAATGAATCAATGGTTTTACCGTTTGATACGTTTACATTCGCATTCACCTTGTATTGTTTTTCCACATTAGCTTCATTGCTGAATGTTACGCTGGCTGAATTTACGCCAACGAGTGTTACTTTGTTTTCTTCTATAGCCATAGTTAAAAAATTATTTTATTGCAAAGATAACATAATCGTTTTTATCTACCATTTTAAATATGTTAAAAAATACTAATGGATTTTTGTTTATTGTGAATCATGTTGTTATGTTTATTTTTGTTATTTTTGCCTTTATTAAAAAAAAGAATAACTATGGCTGATGTTGATTTAGGAGCATTAAAGTTTAAGATTGGGCTAGATGATTCCGGTCTTGACAAACAGATAAAGGATATACAGAAGAAGTTGCAGGACACTTTTAACCAGGAAATGTCCTTCAAGCCTATGTTGACCGATATAGGCAAAATGAATGACGAACTTAGCGAGGTTGTAGATAAGATAAACAAAGCGAATGAAAACGCATCCAAGGTAGGAAAAGGAAAGTCGAACAAGAAAATGGATATACTTGTTCAGATGGAAGAGTTGTCAAACAAGATTGTCGAAGCGACAAGGGAGTATGACAAGCTGGAAAAGACTTACCGTAACCTAGGCAATGCAGGCGGAGATAAGGGGATGGCTACAAGAAAAGCCAATCTTGAAAGTCAGAAGAAAGCGATAGATGATCTTGTGGCTGAATTGAACAGATTGAAAACGGCATATTCCCTTACTGCTAACAGTGCGCCCAAATTGTCCATTTCCGATGAGAGAGAACTTAATCTTCTACGCCAGCAATACGAGATGGAGATTGCACGGACAAAGGAGATGGATAGACAAGCATCAAAGCAGGAACAGGCGAATAAGAAGATGCAGCAGACCAATCAGAAGTATCTACAATACCTTTCTGGTCAGTCTGGACTTGCCCTTGGTATGCCGGAGGGAAGTGCTGAGGACTTGAACAAGAAGATTGCCGCTATACAGAAACGCCTTGAGCTATTGAATAAGTTTAAGGTTGAAGTTCCTTTAAACAGCAATCAGATAACAAAGGCTGACGCTCTTATTCAGAAATTGCAAGGCAGATTGGAGAAGTTGCAATCATCTTTAAGAAAAACATCAACGAATGAATTGTTGAGCATCAATCCTACGTCTATCAATCAGGCTAACAATCTTATTTCTGAATTGACAAACAGGCGTAATGCACTTAATACGACTGATGCAAACTATAACCGTACCCTTACTCTTCTAAACAGGAAGATACAGGAACATAATAAGTTTGTAAACGAAGCTACATCCTATGGAACAAAGATGCAGCAGACCAATCAGAAAAATGCCACAAGTTCAAAGGAATTTACCGAGGAACTGACAAAGCAGAGCAGAATGATGCGTGAGTTTGTCAATACGATAAAGACTTATGCAGGATTCTACTTTTTCAGAGATATGTTTCAGGAACTTGTTGCCATTCGTGGAGAGTTCGAGTTACAACAGGTGTCATTGCGTGCCATCATACAGGATGCAAGACGGGCAGACCAGATATTCAGTCAGATTAAGGGTCTTGCTGTAATATCTCCTTTCCAGTTCAGCGATTTGGTTGGATATACCAAACAGCTTGCTGCATTCCAGATACCTGTCAACGAATTGTATGGTACCATGAAAAGCCTTGCGGACGTTTCCGCAGGTCTTGGCGTTGATATGGGACGTATCATTCTTGCCTATGGCCAGATAAGAAGCGCAGGTGTATTGAGAGGGCAGGAATTACGTCAATTGACAGAGGCCGGTATTCCTGCATTGGACGCATTGAGAAAAAAACTGGAAGAAGTAAGAGGTGTAGCCCAAACTACTGATGATGTGTTCAACGCCATATCAACACGTCAGATTCCTTTCGAGTATATTCGCGAGATGTTTACCACAATGACGGAAGATGGTGGTATGTTCTACAAGATGCAGGAAATACAAGCCGCATCTTTGAAAGGTATGGTAAGTAACCTTGCCGATTCATACAAGATTATGATGAATGACATAGGCGAGGCGAATGATTCCGTTCTGAAAGGAATTGTGGGAAGCATAACCGATGCAATGAACAACTGGAGATATTTCTCTAAAGCAATAGAGGGCGTTGCTGTAGGATATGCCGCATTAAAGGGATTACAGCTAGCTAGAACAGTCATGCTAGGGAAAGAAGTTGTCGCAACAACTAATGCAATTAAGGCTGAGAAATTACGGGAAGCACAGTTGCTTAAACAGGCTGCGATGTACAGAACGCTCACTACTGCCGAGAGATGGAAGATAGCGACAGCATCCAAGCTGTCTGCCGTAGAGATAGCTGCTGCCGTTAATTCGGGAAAGATGTCGGCAGAGATGGCTAAACGTATTCTTGCCACCAATATGTTGACACAGGCTGAACGTCACCTTCTTGTAACCGAACTTAAACTGACAGGTGCGGAAGCTGCAAGAATGTTGTCTATGACAAAAACGACAATGTTGATGAACAGATTCAAACTGGCAACATTCGGTTTGACAAATTCATTGAAAACATTGTGGCTTACGATAAAGGCTAATCCGCTCATGACGATACTTACTGTTGCAGGACTTGTAGCGGAAGCGTTTCATATTATGTCTGCACGTTCGGAAGAGTTCAATCAGAAGATAAAGGATAGTGCAAAGTCTTTCCGTGAATCATACAGTGATTTGCAAAAAGACCTTGACAAGATAAACTTCGATAAACTCACCCCGGGAAACCTTGAACAGCTTGACACGAAACAGTTGCAGACGTATGAAGAAACACTGACTGGAATATTGTCTAAATATGGCAATATGGGGCAATATATAGTACAAAACAGTAAGAAAATAGATGATCAGAGATCTCGTGTGGAATATCTGCAAAAGTCAGCATCGGAACTAGAGCAGGTTTATAAACGTGCTGCTGAAAATGCGGATATAATGTTCAAGGCGGATAAGGCAACATCTACGGGCGTATTTGGCGATTCATTCTCTGATATGCTTAAAGATTACGAGAAATCGTCTGTAAAACTCACTTCGGCAAGTAAGGATATAGAAGAGTTTCGTGGGCAGATAGTACAGGCATCCAAGGAAATTATAAATATGGGTAAGGGTACTAAGGAATGGAGAAACGAACTTACCGAACTGATAAACAAAGGGGCTTCGGCGGCTACTATTGTAGAGAAGATACGTTCTTTGGCTGAAACGTCAGGAGATGCACGGACATTTGAAATATTCAAGAACAAAACCCATTTTGACAGTGAGGAATTGTTGAAGGAGTATGAGAAATTGAGGATGGGCATAATGGGTGAAACTGAAGAACTTGAAAAATCATTTAATGTTTTTGCAAACAGCCTTGAGAAAGAACTGAAAAAAGTATTTGTAGGTATTGATGTAAATAAATTAAATGATGCTCAGAAGGACTTTATAAGGATTCAATCTGAAAATTTTGCCACAACTAGCGAACTTGGGGAGAATGCTAAAAAATTGTTTAATGAATTTATTGACAAAAAATATGCTGTTAAAATAGAACTTGACGATAAGGAAGCACAAGAAGGTTTGACGGGATGGAAAAAATCTCTTGACGAAATTACAGGGCATAAATGGACTATTGCTATAAAGGCTGCCGATGTGAAATCTATGGAGGATTACTTTAAATCGGTAAAACAGGAATATAAGGACGCCAAAAGTTCAATAGAAAATTTACAGCGTACCATTGATATGTATGTTAGCCAAGGAAAGGTTAAGAAACTTGGAGATGAGTATCAAATTACAGGCATTGTAAGCCCTTATGAAGCCGAGCAAGTACAACAAACGGTATATGAGATTAACGCTGCCAACGAAGCGATGTCAAAGGCTACGGGAACGGCAAAACAATTCAACCTTGAACTGGAAAAGCAGAAAAAGGAAGCACAAAAAAGAGATCCTCTTGCTGACCTTTGGAAAAACAGGTTGTCATTGCTTGAATCCGCCTATTCCAAGTTCAAGGATTTGAGCATTAACATAGGTAAGGAAGAAGCCAAAAAGCAGATTGAATCCATCTACGGTTCACAGGCGTTAAAACTTGGCGTAGACCTTGTATATGACAAACAGGCTATTGTTGACAATTACAACAAGGCTGCAAAGGAATTGGAAACACGTGTTCCACAGGATGCTGTTAAAAATGCAAGGAAAGCAGCCGAATCGTCCTCTGAAATTTATGTTGATGCAGCCAAGAAGGTGATGAAGAGGATTACGGATGAGTTTGACAGATACAGGAACAAGTATGACTTTTACAGTGATATACTTGGGATAACGGGTGATTCAGACCTTGCCTTAGACCTTGCCGTTCAATTCAGCGGTGACACATCTACCATGGCTGAAAGTTTTGCGGCAGGTATATACAACAATCTGCAATCCGCATTGGCAGGAATGAATCTTGACCTTGGTGTTTCTGTCGTGCCCGACACATCTTCATTCACCTCAATGAACCAGTATATAAATCAGATACAGGAGGCTATTAAGGGGAATAAGAATATCGGAGAAGATCAGAAAGAGGTTATCCAAGGAATGATTGACGCATGGAAAGGATACTTTGGTGAGATGGCAAAGCAATATGCTAATGACCTTGAAAAATATGGTGACTACTATACGCAGGTTGATATTATCAGAGAGAATTACCGAAAAAGGATTGAAACGGCAAAGGGAATGGGTAATACGTCATTAACTTCCGCATTGCAGAAAAGCGAAGAGATGGACTTGTTCAAGCTGACCACAGACTATCAGAACTTCTTCGGTGCTGTTGAAGCGATGTCTATGGAAGCTGCAAATACCGTTGCCGACAAGGTAAGGGAAATGCTCAACAGTGCATTTAGGTCTGGTGCTATCAGTGCAAAGGAATACATGAAGGAACTTGAACGTGTGGACAAGCAGATAGAGAAGATGATGAAGAATAACCAGTCTGACTTGCAGACGTACATGAAGGAAGGTATTGACGGTCTGTACAACAAGCGTTATGATGCAGGAAAGTCAAAGATGATGGCAGGCATGAATGATATGCAACAGGCTATGGCTGACATAGAAAATGCTTCCAAGGCATACGAGGACGCGATGAAGAACGGTGATGAAGAAGCTGCCAATGCCGCTTTGAGTGCCAAGTCGGAAGCCGAATCAAGATACAAGAGCGGACAGGAAGCTGTCAAGACTGGTAAAGGAATGATGGCTGCCGCACAGAACGCTTTGCAGACGGTAAATCTTATCGACTTTATCATAACCAACATATACAATGCCATAAAAGCCATGCAGCAGATAATAGCATCCGTGTCCAACCTCATGGATTCTATGGGTAAGGATACCGAGAGCGGATTTATGCGAGAAATGAACCAGTTCTCGGAAGCTATGGGAGTTATGAATGAAGGCGTGAAGAAATCATGGGATTCATTCAAAAGCGGTGATTTTGCAGGTGCGATAGGCTCGGCAATATCCATGCCTCTTGATGTTATCGCTACATTTAACAGACAGCATGACAAAAGGCTCCAAAAGCATATAGAAGATCTTGAATTTGAATCAAAGAAGTTGACCAATATATATAATATGCTTGAAAAGGAATTTGAGCACATTATAGACCCGGCAAGACTTGATGAGGTGACATCCCAACAGGTTTCCAACTTAAAAGAACAGTTGCAGATTCAAAAGGATATTCTTGCTGCCGAAGAAGATAAGAAAAAGTCCGACAGGGAAAAGGTAGAAGGATACAAACAGACCATAAAAGAATTAGAGTACGAGATAAGATATTATACAGAAACACTTGCCAGTGAGTTGTATAGTATTGACTTGAAAGACTGGGCTAGTCAGATAGGTGATGCTCTTGTTGAAGCATGGCTGAAAGGCGAGGATGCTGCAAAGGCTTATAAGGACACTGTGGCAGACGTTATGAGAGATGTTGTCAAAAGCTGGGTACAGCAACAGTACATAGAAAAGGCAATGCAACAGGTACAGACTACATTATTTGGAGCAGACGGTAAAGGTGGTATGTTTGCAGACAACAAGATAGACAAGGATGAACTTATAATACTAGGAAATGTAATGGGTTCATTGGAATCAGCCTTTGCGGAAGCCGGAGGTGTAGTCAATGAGATAAACAACGCCCTTGGTGGTATGCTTACCGAAACAGAGGAAAATGCGGAAGGTCTGTCCAATGCCATTGCAGGAGTTGACGAGAATACATTCAACCAGGCATTGGGTTATCTTAACGGAATGAGATACGAAATGGTTGTCCAAAGCGATCTACTCCGTCAGTTGGTATCACTTAATGGTGGTTCGGCAGGAACGGGAGGAACGAACATGACAGCCATACAGCAGTCACAGTTGGAGGTTCTCACCCAGCAGCTTGCCGCAACTATGGCGATAAAGACAGCACTTCTGAGTGTCGTTTCCATTGCCCCAAGGTCAGGCGGAAATGCGATAAAAGTTATAATTGACTAAAACAAACGCCCTGCTAGCTTCACAGTTGGCAGGGCGTTCCAGTTTGATTATGAACAAAAAAAAATCCAATCACTTGAGGTGCTTAGCGGAATCGAACCGCTGTTGTCGGTTTTGCAGACCGTTGACTAAACCACTCATCCAAAGCACCGATTGTGATGCAAATATAGAAAATTATTTTTTAAAACTAGATGGTTTCTAAGACTATTTTTGTTATTTTTGCACTAATAAACAATGTACACGAATGGCTATATCTAAATATTTTATAAAGAAAGGAAGCGATACGGCAAAGGATTTGTATGCCACATACAGGCTGTATATACTTGAAAGCAAGGGATTATGGGATTTGCCGACAAGAAAGGAAGCCTATGCCGAAAAATGGTATGACAAGAACGGTCAGAAGGTGTACGAACCTGTCACGCCTGTTTACCAGCCAACGGAAGGAAGCATAACATTTGCCGCTTTGGGAGATGTGGAAACGGTAAAGACGAATATCCGTTCGTTCTATTCATATATAACCAATGTGATACCTGCCACTCCCGGTACGCCATACGGTTCATCCTCTTTCTCTATATGGAATGATGTATGGGGAGAATCGGCAAAGCAGGTGATAAGATGCACGGGTTTTGAAACAGGCGCAAAGATGAGTTATCAGGACGTTCAGGACTTGCAGAACCCGGACCGACTTGTGTCCGCCTATACATTTTCGTTAAATTTCAGTATTGACCAACCAACGCTTTAAAGACCAATGATTTTACAGATTAAAAGAGGAAATAGGGTTATTGCGGAGAGTGCTGATTTTTCATACAGCCCGTCTTTGCAGGAAGTGAGAAAATTGACTTGTGAAGTCGTTTCCGTTGTTCCGATAGAGTTCAAGGCATACAACTCAAAGAGTGAATCGGAATACGATACAGTCGTATATAACGGTAATACATTCATCCTGTACCAAGCCCCATCGGGAGATAATCTTAACGAAGCAGGAAAATACAAATACTCCCTTCTGTTTTACGGTAAGGAGGTGCTTTTGCAGAATGTGGCATTTCTTGACATAGTAAGCGGAACAGGTGGGGAAATAAATAAGATAAGATACACTCATGGCGGTCTGTTCCAGTTCTGGGGTGATGCAAAACAGCTTGCCGCACGTATAGAAGCAAATATAGAATCTTACAATGCGTCATTGGGTGCAGGATATACAGGCATTGGCACATGGACGCTCAACGTGGATGCGGAAGGCGAACTGACGGAGGATATGATTGATATAACCGATGGGACCAACCTGTTTGAAGCATTGAAGAACTTCTATGACAAGTTTTATCTCAATTATTACTTCTCAACGACAGCGAACGGTGGGATAATAACCATTACGGACAAGACAAGACCGTCCGTAAACTGGACATTCAAGCAGGGTGACGGTGGGGGTGCTGTAAAAGTTTCCTCTTCCGTAGATACAAGCACACCTGTCATAACCCGAATCATACCACAAGGTGGAAGCAGGAACGTTCCTCCCGAATACAAGAAGGACGCTAAGCCTGCCGATGAATCACGCTATTGCCCGTACATCCTTCTTCCGAATGATTCTGATGGGAACATAAGATATTATATTGACAGCGAATACGGATTGAAGAACTATGGTGTGAGAGGAAAAACCATATCAAACACGTTCAGTGGGATATATCCTTCCATCAGAGGGAAAAAACTTGGAGATCTGTACCCGCCAGGACTTCCCGAATGGGATACATACAAGGCGGACGGAGAACCCGATCCTCAATCGGGAAAGGTGGCAGGTGAGGGTGCTAGCGCATCTACACGGATAGACAAGATTATCGGTTCTACTCCTATAAAGAGTGATGATAGTGACAGTTTCTTCATTTATATGACCTCTCCTGGATTCAACCTAGGGTACAAGGTATATGAGGACGGTGATTCATCCGACAAGATAAACGACAATGTGCAGCCACAGTACAAACCCCATGCTATGTTTGACAAGTACAGGGATTTCGAGCGTTTTGATATATATGGTACAAGGGCATATTATGACCAGCCTGTAAAGGTTACTGCCACATTCTCAGGAAAGATGCTTTTCAGCATATTACCTATAGGAAGTGATGCTGTAGGGAAAAAGGTGAAGATTAACCTACGTATGGTTTTAAACCGTGTATTGGGTCAGGCTTCTCCTTTGAAAGAGGTTGTTATCGGAGAGGAAGGTGCTACTGGTATGCTTGAAATACCTTACGACAAGACCTCTCTTGTAGGATATATAGAAAAAGGTCAGAATACGACAGTCACCATACGTGTTGAGTTCACGTTTGATTCAGATGTTCCTGCCGGAAGCTGTAAGATAGGCTTTAGTGAGGAAATGACCTGCAACATACATTTCGGTAATCAGGACGGTTCACAGGACAGGTTCTATTATAAATACGCTTCTGTAACGGACGCGGTGTTCAGTATGCGTACAGGAACTTATACAGGAACGGAATTTAAGATAAACAAAAACGGTATTATTCCTCTTTATGGTGAAGTGAACGGTGATACGGGGGAAACGGAAGAGGATGTTGCCATGTTCAACAAGGGGGCACGATATAAAATATCATGTTACAGAACAGATAGCGACAATGCCAAACTTCCCCTTTATACGGATGGTAAATCTCCTTCAATTGCAGCAGGAACGGAGTTTGTCATTCTGAATATCGTCATGCCCGAATCTTATGTGACAATGGCTGAGAATACGCTTGAAAAGGCGGCTCTTGACTACCTGTCAAGATATGACCATGAGAACCGAACCGTTTCACTTGACATATCTAGCGGATTTGTCGCAGAGCATCCTAACCTTTTCATTGACTTCATAGAAGGAAATATGCTAAAGGTAAGGGATGATGGAATAGGCGTGTTCGATTTCTCTGATAACGGTCAGATAGTGGATATGCAGTTACAGATACAGTCTTTGGAGATTAAATATTCCAAGGAGAATATGTTCCCGTCATATTCATGCACCATTGCAAGAAGAAAGATACTGTCTTTCTATGAACGGCTGGCACAGGAGAATCAGACTGCTTCAACACAGAATACGACAAATGTAACATTGGGTGGAAGTGGTACGGGAAGCGGAACAAATATTTTCTCTGAACAGCTACTTAATGACCTTATTGCATCGTTTCAGAAGTTCAACGGATGGTTTGAATGGGATGAAGTAAACCAAGCGTTACGATGCAAGTCAGCGTTCTATACAAACCAATGGATATCAGCGTTGGGCGCACAGAGTGGTAGCGGTGGTGGCAGCGGTGTTGTAAATACCGTTTACAGCTTCGCAAACCTTACTGACGGCACAACCTTCTCCGATTCAGACCTTGACAATACGTTTAATGCGTACACGATAAACGAGATTTGGAAAATGGCGAAGGAAGGTGGTGGTATAAAGAACATCACCCAGTCGGGGAGTGGAAATGCCGTAACAGACATGGCACTTAGTTCTGACGGAAAAACCATTACTGCCGTATTCGGGGAAACATTCGCTAGACAACAGGACTTAGGCACGCTTAACAATACCGTAACACAGTTAAGCAATAAGCTGAACAACTTCCTAGAAGGAAGCGATGCCGATAACATCATCAACAAATGGAAAGAGCTTGAAGCGTTTCTTGACGGTCTTACGGAAAGCGACAACCTAGCCGAACTTCTTGCACTGAAAGCGGACAAGACCATAACGATAAGTGCAGGAACTGGTCTTACGGGAGGTGGAAACCTGTCCGCAAACCGCACATTGTCACTGGCTACCACGGGGGTGAATGCTGGTACATATACGAAAGTTACAGTAGACACCTACGGGCGTGTTACAGTTGGTGATAATCCTACCACTTTGGCAGGGTACGGGATTACTGATGCCGTTACCTTGACTACTGCTCAGACTATTTCGGGACAAAAGACATTTACCAAGAATATTCTGATGAATAGTGGTATCGGTCTGTCTTATGGCGGAAATACTGTTTTCCGTAACATGACAGGCAATACCGTCATATCAAGCTATGGAAATGAGGGTATGATTTATTTCCGTCCTAATGGAGATACGTCAGATGTAGGAGTAATACAAATAAACAAACAAGGACACCTCAATGGCGTTTCAGCAGGATTTACAGGTGGCGTTTCCGCAGCACGACTTACAGCAAACGAATATATACAGATAGGAGATGCCCAACTTGTTTACGATTCTGCAAACAAGGCTCTGAGAGTGAAGCATAGAACAGACGGAAACACGGTAGGATTCTACTCGGACGGTTGGGTATCTGCTCTTGGCGTGAAAACAGGTGGTAGCGGTGGTGGCAGCGGTGTTGTAAATACCGTTTACAGCTTCGCAAACCTTACTGACGGCACAACCTTCTCCGATTCAGACCTTGACAATACGTTTAATGCGTACACGATAAAGAAACTGTACGACATGGCTGGGCAGGGAGGACTTGACGCTGACGCTATGTGGGCTGAATTGAAAAAGGCTGATTCAAGTAAAGTCATAGATGCAAGTCATATCCCTACTTCCGTATTGGACGGTAGATGGGTGAAAAAGGCTGGAGATACTATGACTGGAACCCTTACATCCGCTTCCACTTCCGGCTCAATCGTATTCAAGGGAGTGGAAAATTGTGATATTACCAATATCTACAAGGATAACGGAGTTATCAGGAACGATGATGGTGGGTTAACTTCTATAAGAAACGGGTTAAGGTTCAACTGGTATGACACATACTGGTATATAGGAAACCTTAGAGGCGGCAGTACGGAAAGTGCAGGATTTGGTGTCGTAGACCATAACAACAAGCTGGTTTTACATGTCACTCCAAATGATGTAAGAGCACCTAGATTCATGTCAACTGTTGCCACAGGGTTATCACCTTTGATAGTTTCAAGCAATACAACCGTAGATAATCTAAGTGCGGATTTGTTGGACGGATACCATGCGTTCGGCACATCAAACGCCCTTATAAAATACGGATATACGGTAGGAGGCACTGAACCTGCATGGTGTAGAATAGCTACATACTCCATACGTAATACGGAAACAATGACAGACGTTTGCTTTGTGCTGCACTCATCCTTTAGTGATTTGTTTGGTCTGTTAGTTGTCAAAACTAGAGGTACGGCTGTAGTGGAAGGTCTATTGATGGCATCATACAATATCAATAGGTCAAACATACGTATCTATCATGATGCGGAAAAGAAAAACATAGAACTGTACTGTTATGGTGGAAGTAACTATTCCATAATACAAGCCAATCTGTTATACAGCCATGACCGAAACGGAGGGGCTAATACGAATATAACGCTATACCAAGCAGATACAAGAGCACCGTCATGGAGCACTTATGTAAATCCTGTATTTGCAAACTTGCAGAACTCTTCTGAGGCTGCTAAAAAACTGCAAACCCCAAGGACTTTATGGGGGCAGTCGTTTGATGGTACGGCCAATGTAAGCGGAAATATGACGGGCGTAGGTAGCATTAACATGAGCGGTCAGCTTACTTCTACCGTAGCAAGTGGCGTTGCTCCATTTATTGTGGTAAGTAACACTGTTGTGGGTAATCTTAATGCAGACATGGTTGATGGATTTCACGCTGAAAGGTTCTTGTTAAGTGTAGGTAGAAGTGATGGTACTTTTGACTTAAATACTTATTCTGAAAGAGCAATTAAGGAAATAAGAACAACAGAACAAACTACAAATAACGCCCCTTTTGCTGGATATGGATTATTAGCTAACTTATGGGATTCCAATAAATTTGCTGCATTACAGATAGGAGGAACTAGTACAGACTTGTTTTTTAGAGGAAAACATGATGGTACTAATAAGATAACGTCTGCATGGCATAGATTATTACATACTGAAAACTATGCGTCTATTGCTGACGGACGCTACGTAAAGAAGTCGGGGGACACCATGACAGGGGATTTGACAATGAATAATACCAAAGGATTTAATATAGGTTGGTCAACAAGAGTGGTTAAAGATTCGGGCGTTTGGATTCATGGTGGCGCGGACGCAGCTTCCTCAGCAGATGCAAATTTGCGTTTCGGTTCTTGGTATGGTATAGGTTGGTATCCCACATTCAGTGGAGGAAGTGTAGCGCAAGGAAACAATGCCATGTGGTTGAATGTTAGAAATGGAAATTTGGATACTCATGGTGCTATTACTGCCCATACTAATTATCTAGCTGCAAACTGGGATTCGGCTAGACGGTTGGTATTGGGCGGTGGAAGTTCCTATGCTTATATTGATTCAAGAAATTCAAGCAATAATGTATTATGCAATATCGTACTGGAAGATAACAAGGTTTTTATAGGTAATTATGCTGAGTCAAGTAGATTTGTATCCACTGTAGGTACAGGAACCGCACCTTACCAATGTTCTTCTACTACATTGAATACCAATTTAAATGCGGACTTGTTGGATAATTGGCATATAATGGATATACCTAGAAATTATAATTCCACCGCTACTTATTCATTACAGTTCGCTCTAGGTGGTACTGATAATAATTGGAAAAAGATATTTGCTTGTTCTGAATCGGGAGCCGGACCGTATAGGTCAGTAACGGTTTGGGGAAGGATATGGTACGCCTATGGAAATCATGCACAGGATGAAGTCAGAAGTTATCACTTCTGTGCCATTTTCCAAATGAGAAGTGGACCTTCTGCTTCTGACAGCAATGTAGGAGGTATTTCAAATTCAGCACGTCTTTATCTTCCTACATTCGCAAAAGGAATGGATAATATCCGTCTTGTACGTGTAGGAACAAACAATTTTGAATTGCAGGTGCGCCAGATTGGTTCATACAACAATGGGTACATACAATACCAATATTGGGCTAACGGTGCTAACGTTTCCGCATGGAGAGGATTGCAATCCACATCCAACACGTCTGTGGCTGTATCGGCTGGAGATGCTTCCACGCTGGCTGACAGTAGGGCTTCTAGTGCGGATGTGCTTACTACTTCGAGAACTTTGTGGGGCAGACCGTTCAATGGTTCAGCGAACATTGACGGGAATATAGACAATGCGGCAGTAATAACTTCCAAAGGTGGTATTTGGCTAGATTTAAAAGGTTCCTCAGGAGTTGCATTTTACGCAGGAGGTTCTCTTTGTGCAGTAATGAATACTACGGGAGTTGGAATAGGAACTAGTTCACCGTCACAAAAATTGCACGTAGCAGGAAATATCATAGCCACTGGAGCAATTACTGCCAAGGCATCCTCTTCCGATATAAGGTTGAAAACCGATATTCAGGGTTATGATGCTATGGGTATTATCCGTAAATTCCGGAGTGTGAAGTATCACTGGAACAATCTTGCCAAGAGAAATTCCGAGATATTCAATCATAAAAAATGGAATTATGGTCTTATCGCCCAGGATTTACTTTCCGGCGGTTACAGTCAGTGGGTCAGTGACATATTCAAGGACTATTACACCATAGATTATGAAAGACTTATCCCTGTTGTGTGGAAAGGTTTGCAGGAAGTAGATGATGAGGTTACAAGATTAAAGAAAAGAGTGAAAGAATTGGAAAAGAGATTAGGTATTAACAATTAATAAATAAAAAATATTATGAGTCATTCTAATGGAAAGATTACAGCCCCGATAAACCTTGCTGGTGACGTTTATGCCACTCTTGGCATCGGTCCTACTAGTGATGGTTATGAATTAGGGTATGCGTGCGCAAACACCCACGGGAAAATAAACCCGTGGGCACGGTACAAACCTGTACGTTACGAAAGCCTTGCACCTGGACCAAATGAAAAATGGTGGCAAGGATGGGATGGGAACTGTGGTGTCAAACCTTTTCAAATGGCAGGATACTGGGATGCGCCAAAACACGCAGATGGAAGCATGAACGGATGGGAATATACAGCACCGACAGGTGGTAGGTTCCCATGTCGTCTTACCGACTTTAACGGATACAACCATCTTGCCAGTCCACCGATAAGTAGGTTCTCATGCCCAGATACTGCTACCAATCAGTTTACTAGTAGTAATTTTGTCTGTTCCGCTGCTATAATGATGCCATCGGAGGGGCATGATACTGATTTTCTTAACATGGGTGACTTTGCCGAGATAGCTGATTGCTATTTCGGTGTCTATGTTAAGCACAAGACCAGTCAGATGTCTAGGCGTGTTACTGCCGACAAGAAGATAGGAACAGGATACGCTACGGTTACTGTAAACTCGTGGGGTATGACTGCTGGTGATTGGGAAGTTTATCCTTTCCTTAGTACAGCTATATTGAAGCAGGATGACTCCGATATTGCTCATATAGCATACACTGTTCCAATGGTAAGTAAAAGAGATATAGAGATAGTTGGTTCTTACGTAAGCATAACAATAATTGGTGGAGTGATGCCATCCGTTAGTGGATATATTGAAGTTACCGTAAGAGTAAGAAACGGTTCGAGTAGCCTTATTTCTTTCCGTAATAATAGTTGTATGTCTAGGTTTGCAAGTAAGAAATTTGAAGATCCTATGGTTATAGGTGAATCAAGAGAAACAATAGAAGATTTCCAAGTATCCGCCAATTCCAGCATTGACAAGAAGGTGAAAATATTCATATCATCGGAACTGATTAATGCAGGAACTGCAAGGGTATGGGTAAGCCTTAACAGTGCTGCATATAAGGGAAGTACATTGCTTCTTTCTATGGGTCCGGGGTTATAAACACAATCCTCCCCCTTGCCGTTTACCAGCAAGGGGAGTGGTTATTTCGTTTTCATTAGCTTTTCCTCAAACTCCGCAAGATACAGTCTGCACCCAATTCTCTAATACGGAAGAGAGGACTTCTGTTGCTTTTTCAACCGAACATTATCCGTTACACGTTCCATCGTTCAATCTCCTTTCGTTCCAAAATAAATAGCACCAAGTATAACAAACGAGCATCCGCAAAGGAATGCAAAAATATGACTAACTATTGGGTTCATTTTTCAATCCTTTTAAAATATGACTAATAACATCTACCGTCCATCCGTTCCCTAACAGCCCCATGCCTATATGTGGTTGTACCGACTTGGTGTATCCTTCGGGTACGGTCTGTAATCTTTCCGCTTCCGTAATATTTGGCGTTCTGAAACCTTTTTCGGGATTACAGTCGGGTGAGTTGAATATAAGCGGTGTAAGTGATTTTTTATATCTTCTCAACAGTGATTCGGGGTTCTTGGCAAACCTGTTCCATGATTCAAGCATACACCATGACTTGTCTTTCTCCACATACCCGTCCGTGATTATGTCCTTGAACAATATTCCCTTGTCCTTCCATGCAGGTATTTCCCAGTTGCACCAGTAGTATCTTGCTCTCATTTGCGCGGAGAAATCGGAACTGTTGATATACACATAGTCTACTCCAAGATGTGACGAAATAAAATCAGCCCATTCGGACTTCATCTTCACATTTTCAAGCAGGAATTTTATGTTAGGATTGAACTGTCTGATATGGTTCAGTATGTTGACGTATTCAAAGAACAGACTCGAACGCTCGCCATCGAAGTTCAGTTTCTCTTTCCCTAACTGTGAGAAATCCTGACATGGTGTTCCGCCAATCAATAAATCAATATCTTTCCACTGTATATCCCATTCTTTCCAATTTTTTATATCACCCAATTCAATTATATCGGGGTAATTATCCAGTGCAACCTTGATAGACGGTTCGTTTATTTCGCTTGCGTAATACTTGTCTACCTTTATGCCTGCTCTTTCCAGTGCGATACGTCCGCAAGATATCCCGTCACATAAACTTAGTACATTCATTGTTTTTCCAAATATTTAAAGATATGTTTGATTGTTTCTATATTCCATCCGTTCCCAAGCATCTTGTAACGCTGTGTATCGGATATTCCATCCCATATATACCATTCGGGAACGGTTTGAAGTCGTGCGCACTCGGTGGGGGTAAGCCTACGAATGCGAAAATTACCGTTATCAACTAGCATCATACCGTTTGCCATTGCTCCCTTGTGTGATGTAGCAAGTAATGTATGAGCCTTATCGTCTATACTGCGTATATTTTTCTTTATATATTTGTTTGGAATTGTAATATCGGCAATATTAGGAGTATAAATTATAACGCATGGTTGTGTGCTTCCATCATTTCTAGCCCTTGCCAGCAGTGTACATGATTTACCAGATTTTATTTCACGGAAATGCCTCCCTCCAAATCCACATATCGTTCCCGAAACAACTATCAGATTATCCTTTTGTACTGTTGTAAGGCAATTGGTTTTTCCATCTTCCCTAGGTTCAAGCTGTTGGATGTTCTTTCTCTGTTCCTTTACAATCCCGGCTTCATATTCCTTTCTTATCTTTTTTCCATATTCGGTTCTTTTTGGAGTAAGGCAGGCTGATTCACGCCCTCGCATCGCAACACATATCGGATCATTATCCACCTGTATGTAATTGTCATTGTCACCCATCTTGAACAATCTTGTATTTATTGTGCGCGCCTTTTGTTCATACGGAAACTTGATAGGACTGAACTGGACAGGACTGAATTTTTCCGTCTTTACCCTGCCCTTCAAGCATTCAATCATCTTGTCAGACAAGAAATATTTTTCATCAACCTCTTCTTCAAGGATATCCCTTAACAATATACCCCTATCTTCCGGCTGTGGAATATCGTCATGGATATCCGTCCAGTATATGCGCCTTCTGTTTTGTGCCGATACAAGGGCGGAGTTAATATGTATTCCTTTCCTCCCCATTGTTTCATTGAACACAGATTCCCATTTCTTTCCCATTTCCACATTTTCAAGGAAGAATTTGGGATTGTCACCACGTTCAATAAGTTCGTGGTATATACGCATGTATTCCCAGAACAGATATGATTGCCCTTCAAACTCGAAACCGTTCTCCTTCAATTCAAGATACGTTTGCAAGTCTAAAACCTCCATGCCTTCTTTCGTTGAAAGCCCTTTTCTCTTGCCGGACATGGACAGGTTTGTGCATGGAGATCCTCCGATTATCAAGTCTATCTTATCCAGTCTGCTTACTTCAAGTTCTCTTACATCACCAAGCTGTATGGTGTCAGGAAAGTTCTGCATGGTTGCCTTTATGGCAAACTTGTCCACTTCGGACGCATAGTATTTTTCTACAGGAATGCCAAGTTCGGAAAGTGTTATCCGTCCGCACGACATTCCATCGAAAAGGCTTAATACATTCATCGTTATATTTTTTTTAAATTTTCAGCAAATATACGACATAAAACTGTATGCAACCAATACGTTTAACTTTTTTTTAATTATCTTTGCGATAATAGATAAAATTCATAATATGCAGTTTTCTATAGTACCAAAAATAGATGCCGAGATTATGTTTTCGGAAGATGATCTGTCCGTTTTCAGACGATCGACAGACGGTCTGTATTATATGATCCATACCGAGAAGGTTATGGAAGTGATGCCTATGACGTTACCTGAGGACGGAACGGAACACCCTTTCCCTTACGACACATACGACACTGGCACAAGAGAGTTTGAGAAGCTGCTTTTATCTGATGAGTGGGTTAAAATGGACGAAAAATGAGAAAAATAGGTTTTTTTAACATAGGAAAACTTGGGCTTGTCAAATCGGCAGGTACAGGAAAAACCGATATAAACAAGGTGATAGAAAAATGGATACCAAAACACATGGTGTTCTGGTACGATATGTCAAAGCCTGTGGATACATACAGCCAAAACTTTAATGATTGGAGATCACATCCATCTGTAAATGCTGATATAATTATAACAAGCACCTCATTTGTCATAACTAGATTTGCTACACTGAACGATACAGTAAAATGCTACATTCCTGCCCAAACAAAAAATTTCCCAGGAATGAAAGTGGAAGTGAAAGGTATAGTTGACGGGCAGGAATTATACTGGGGATATAGTGCTAATGTAAAATTAGTTAATATCACACAAGACGGAACATATGATATTCCGCCATTAGGAACCGTAAACGGTAATCTGTCATTCAGAAACGGCAATATTGTCGGTGCTTGTAACATTACCATCACCCAGCTACCGTCAGGACAATCCGTTCCCACAAACGAGATACTAAAAGCCAATCCATACCTGCAAGACCATAGCGGAAACAACAGACCTCTGAAACTTAACAATTTCATGTTCGCGGCAATGAGCGGTGTGGGTGGGTATGATATTGCTAGCACTAATATTCTACCCGATAGAGCAAATGTTACTGTTACAGATAACAGGGTTATACATATTACTAAAAAACTATCCACTACGGATAACATGGTAAACATAGTTCTGGCAAACTCTAACCCAACGCATAAGTTTAAGGTTACAGGTCTTTCTGATGGCAGACAAGTTAGTTTGGCAAACAGAAATGGCGGATTTTATACTTTTGACAACGGGGAGCATGAGGTGACATTAACCTATCCCGAAGGAACCACTTCATTGTATAACGCCATAGGAGTTACAGGAAGTACAGGAGATATGGATGTAACAATAGAGTTTATACCTAGATATCCCAACGCCCTAGTAACTGATGGGGTAGATGATTATGGGCAAATACAGAACTTACAGCATGGCGTTAAGGTGTTGTTTACTACTATTAATCCGTTTGTTGATGGAAAGTTTATCTATGACCAAAGACTGAATACTACTGAACCTTGGCTGTTTGCCGTATTCAATGACAAAGGTAGTATTGCTTATAATAGTAGGAACTCAAACGGCAAGACCTATATTGATGGAACACTGAATGAATCTACAATAGTTTCCGCTTTGTTAAACAAAAAGCAAATAATCACCATAGTAAACAATGATGTGACAGGTGATAAAACTAAAACTCCTATATTCTTTAGCAATACTGACCATAATAGCGGATGGATTAGTTCAGCTTTCTACAACTCCATCGGTTTCGATTCAGTTCCCACCAAACAGAATGACGGATTCACCGAGCAGGATTTGATTGACTACTATATACCGAAGGCTATCGTAACGATAACGGTCGTAGATGTATCGGGTTCTCCTATACAGGGTGCTGTGGTCACTGTTGGTGGAATACAGTACAAAACATTGTCTGACGGTACAGTGAAAGTACGGGGTATGGCAAATAGCACGATGTCGCTGTCTGTAAAGAAAGACGGGTATATGCCGTTTTCTGACAATTCATGGAAGTTTGCCGATTCAAGGATAACGCTAGAGGTTCTTCGGAATACCGTAATCACTGAAAATGGATACAGCATATTGCTTGAAAACGATGGTTTAATACTAACAGAATAAAAAAAATGGAAGATAATCTTAAAATTTCACAGATGCCTCCCGTTGAAACCGCTACGGGAGAAGAGATGATACCGTGTGTGACAGGGGACCCTAAACAGAACAAATCCGTCACGGTGTCCAAGATAAGACAGGGCATGGTAAAGGACGAAAGCTATGTGCATACCGACAACAACTTTACTACCCAGTTAAAAACCAAACTTGACGGGATACAGGAAGGTGCACAGAAGAATACCGTCATAGGCGTGAAAGGTAATGCCGAACAGTCTTACAGGACAGGGAATGTCAATATAACGAAAGACAATATAGGTCTGTCAAAGGTGGACAATACGTCCGATGCCGAAAAGCCCGTATCCACCGCACAGAAAGCAGCCCTAGACAAGAAGGTGGACAAGGTGGACGGCAAGGCGTTATCCACAAACGACTTCACCAATGACTACAAAACGCTTCTCGAACAGATAAAGATGCAGCAGGGGAACATATATGGAGTGGAGATGAGAAGAGGACAGTCAGACCCGGTCTTTCAGACATGGATAGGAAAGGAAGAGTTCAAACAATCCCATCCCATCCTAAACTCGTTCCATGTGGCAAAGGTAAAGGACGGTAAGGTAGTCGGATTTCTTGACCAGACCAATTTCTTCAAAATGGCTGACGGTAGCCCGTCAAATATTGTTATTGACGGAACTGATGTAACAGATGATGGAAGCGACATCATGCTTGTAAACACCAAGCCTTTCTGGATAATCAACGGAGGAACGGATGATACATACGAAAGAAGGCTCGTCAGTGACGCTCCGTTTACATACGGTGGCGATACGGCCATAGAGATAAAACCGTTCGGAATGAGTATCGGTTACTCCACGATAAAGGATGGGAAGCAGAGATCTATTTTTGACAACACGGTAAAAGGAACAACATCAGCAGGAAATCTAGGCGTGAACATAATGGAAGGAAATGGATGGCCTACGACAAACGTGTCACGTTTTGATTACGAGAAATACGCCAGGGCAAAGAACCCGAACATTACGAAGAACTATCCTTATGCAAATGCTTTCGTTCTTGACCTTGAAGTGTGGTGTACGCTTCTCTTTATCAAATTCAGAACAAAAGACCTACACGCACAGTCTGTTTGCGGAAAAGGAATATCATCCAACGATTCAGCCCCCGATGCGTCAAGCTGGGGGAAAATGACAGGCGTCAGATTCAAGAAGGCGGACGGTCAGACCTATGTGTATTACAAGATGAACGGGCAAGGATTTAAAGCATCAGAAACAGGAACTGCTTACAATTTTTCACAGCTTATAAACAACTACCGTCCTTGCATGAAGATGTTTGAAGCGCAGCTTGCCATGTCATACGCAAAGGAACACAATGTCGCTCCCGACACCGAGTTTGAATATGAAAGCACAAAATACAAATACTACAACTTCCAAGGTCATAACGGATTGGCTGACGGGGAAATGTCAGGTATCGTAGCCAAATTTGTCAATGCAACTGTAACCAGTGGGTGGAGTATTCCAGATAATGCGGCAGTGACAAATCGTGAAATAGAAATATGCTTCACGCAACCTATCATTCGGGGACGTATTGCCGGGTGGGGAGATATATGGATGTGGTACAGTGGGATAGATTGTGTCATGCACGATTCTACATCCATAGATATTTATCAGACCTATGACGTAAACAATCTGACTACAGACAATGTAGCCGCAGATAAGAATCCCGGGGAATCTTATGGATTTGAGAACACATATGAATTTGTCGGTTCTATGGCTAGAGGTGAAGGATGCATAACGAAGAACTTTAAGAACTCTCTTATTGGAGAGGTCAAGGGAAGCAATCTTCACACGGGGGAATGCCATTACAACTGGTTTACGGGAAATGCAGGTTCGGGTAAGATTGGAAGGCGTGGTGTTTGCTTTGGTGGTAAGTCGGACTACGACGTTTGTTCTCTGCGGGATGGTAATGCGAACTATGCCCCTGGGACTGCGAGCACGAACCTCGGTGGCGGCTTTCGTTGTACAATAACCCAACCCTAATTTTTCACGAAGTGAAAAATCCCCCTCCCAAAACTTGCAAAATATATTAATAATGTTTAAGTTTGCATAATTAAAAATCTAACCAAATGCGTCAGCAAAGTTAAATAAGTCTGTCAAAGGCGGTTAGTTGAAAAAAGGCGGTCTGTAGAATGGTGGTGTTTACTTTGGTGGTAAGTCGGACAACGACAATTGTTCTCTGCGGAATGGTAATGCGAACAATGCCCCTGAAACTGCGAACACGAACATCGGTGGTAGCTAACGTGCTAAAAAAAATTACTGCTATACAGAAGCCTCGTCAGGAAGATGGAAAATGTCAAGACAACCCATTGTTTGAGAATGGGAACTTATTAGTACATTTACAGTTGTAGGTATATGGAAAGTTAGTTATCTTTGGCTCAACGGACAAAGAAAAGCACGTAAGATGAAAAGATTGAATAATATTTTTGAAACGATAGGCAGTATGGATAATATTATCTCTGCTGCTGAAAAGGCAAAGAAAGGAAAGAGGAATCACAGGGGTGTGAGGGATTATGAGAAACATAAGGATGAATATCATCAGAATGTTTATCAGATGCTCAAAGACAAATCATACCATGTAAGCAAGTATGAGGTGATAGAGAAAGTGACTGATGCAGGAAAGGTAAGGGAGATACACAAACTCCCGTTTTACCCGGACAGGATTATCCAGCACAGCCTTTTGGTACCCATGATGGACAGATGGACAAAAAGCCTTACACTTGATTCATATAACTGTCTGCCCAAAAGGGGTATTACAAGTAAGGTTAAAAAGCACTCCCTTGTGAGAAAGATGAAACGGACATTGCTTGAAATGGACAAAAACGGGAAAATATACGTTTTGAAAATGGATATTAAGAAGTTTTATCCGTCCGTAAGGCACAGCGTTTACAAGAAGGCATACAGCAAAGATTTGAAAGACAGGGATGCGTTATGGCTTATGAATACGCTTAATTATAGCAATAAAGGTCTGGCTATTGGCAATCCTGACGCTCAGATAGGAAGCCATTTGGTATTAAGGTCTTTGGACCATGTTGTGAAGGAGCAGTTCAAAGTAAAGCATTATTTCAGATTTGCCGATGATATGGTGATATTATCCCATGATAAGAAACAGTTGCATGAATGGCTGTGGAGGATAAGAAATTACCTGTGGTATGAAAAGAAATTGGAGATGAAGAAAAATTACAGGATATTCCCCGTTTCAGAAGGAATAGATTTCGGTGGATTCGTCTTTACTCCTGGTCATACCAAAATAAGAAAGAGAATAAAGAAAAACTTTGCGTCAAAACGTAATAACCCAAAATCAATTACGAGTTATATGGGTATGTTGATGCACTGTGATTCTAAAAACTTAATTAATAAAGTTTTAGTTAATAATAATAGCCACATGACAAAGATTAGTGACTTAAATATAAGAGTGTCAAGAAAGTTTGACGGAAAGGATATAAAGATAGACAAACTTGTCGATGAGCATATAGACATTCTTGATTTTGATGTAAGACCATCTACAAAGAAGGACAATAGTACATGGGTAAGAATGCAGATACTGTTCAAAGGAGAAAAATGCTTTGTGAAAGGCGGATACGAAACATTAGGAGCATTCCTTTCCCAAGTAGACAAAAGTCTTTTACCATTGGAAGATGTTGTCATAAAATTCAATAGGGGTTATTATTTTGATGGAACATTAGATATTTAAACTATGGAAAGAGGTTTGATTTTTGACGAGAAGCCTGCCTTTATCTTTGATTTAGGCACTGGATATAGCAATGTTCATTTAAACATTGAACAAGTTGACGAACCCGAAACGGACGATATGGGAAATATTGTACAGGAAAAGTTCGTCAAAAAGTGGAAAGCCGATGTACAGCGTGTAAAGAACCCTGTATCATACGACAAAACGGTAGATGCCGCTATAAAGGATGAATTTCCAAATGGAGAGGAAGAAGCGGCTCTCAGAAAAGGTATTTTAAACAAACTTGACCCAGATTATGTAAAACTGAACGAGTTTGCCGAAAGTGTGAAACAATCTTACTTGAAAGGATATGGAAAACAATGATAAACAACAGATAGGTGGATATTTCTCCACCAAAAACGCTTCAAAGGACGAAGCGTTAAAAGGTTTAGTGGCTGCAAGAATATCAGCATCGGAAGATGTAACCGACAAGGAATACACAGCATTGTCAAACCTTATAAGAGTAGCGACATCGGATGGATGCCGTATCTCATTGGTACAGGAAACGAAAAGCAGATCAAGCAGAATAGCACCAACAGGAATGCTTCTCCCAGCAGGAACGGTGGAATATTTTTCAGTCACACCGGGAAGCAAGGTAAGTGTTACGGGAACAGCAAACATATCATCTATTGAGTAGGACATGGGAATGAATTACAACACGATATTAGCCTCTTTACTTGACGGAATATCTCTAGCATTGAAAAGCGGAAACTCGAATGTTGATGCGGAACAGTTCAATTTCCTTACTGACGCAATAAACAAATCCACTATCATACCGTCTTATTTTGATAGAGAAAATGCCATTAAGTATCTTGATGTGAGCGACACAGAGTTTGCAAGACTTACATATAAAGGCACTAAATTTCATCCCGTACAACCGTTATTATCTCCCGTGAGAGTACAAGGAATGACAAAGCCCGTTTATTTGAAAGAAACATTGGATGCTCTTAAAAACAACGGGCTTATACGTCCAAAGAAGTCAAGGGGTAAATACAAGACTAAAAACTAGACAACCTCATACGCATACATTGTAACACAATCATCTTTATTCTCCATATTAACCGCTTGGAAAATGTTTTCTTCATTATCCAAAGCGGTTATTTTATATGTTCCGTTCATCAGATCAACAGTGTCACCTAATTTTATATAAGCGTACTTGTTTCCACTAGGTATTAAATACGTAATCTTTATTGGATTATTATTCCATTTTTTTAATTCTTTCATCTTCAATTCCTCTATTTTAAAATTATTGCGCTAATATACGAATAGGAAAAGCAACATACAAGCAAATAACTTATTTTAACAAGTTTAAACTATCTGAAACACAATAAGTTATACTACGAAATTTTTATTTTTGTTTAGACCATCCATGTTGTGAATTTACTTTCGTAAAGATGAGTGCACAGTCTTTACGGGAGTTATAATACACACACATTAAATTACAATATTATGGGTTCAGACAAAATTTTTATGTTCGACAATCCTGCCGCTGGAGAAAGCGCAGGTATTATGTCAATGATTCCTGCACTGTTGCAGAATAAAGGATTAGACCCCAATATGGTTGCCGCTCTTATGAGCAATAAAAACAATCAAGACGCTTGGGGTGGTGCTGGTTGTTGGTGGATCTGGATTATCCTGCTCTTCTTCCTGTGGGGTGGTAACGGATTCGGTAACGGGTTTGGCAATGGAGCAAACGGAATCCCTGCTCAATTGAACAATGAAGCAGGACGTGAATTGTTGATGAATGCTATTCAAGGAAACGGAACAGCTATCAACCAGTTGGCTAGCTCTTTGAACTGCTCTACTCAACAGTTGCAGAATGCTATCTGCCAAATTCAAGGACAGATTCAGCAAGTTGGTAACCAGGTAGGTCTTTCCTCTCAACAGATCATCAACTCAATTCAGTCCAATAGTGCAGCTATCGGTTCTCAGCTTGCTTCTTGCTGCTGCGATATCCGTACAGCTATTGAACGTCAAGGATGCGATAGCCGATTGGCTACTGTAGAGCAGACCAACACTCTGACTAGCAATGCAAACACTCAGTTCAACATCATATCTGCTAAGATTGATGCTCAAAGCGCAATCATCAATGACAAGTTCTGTCAGCTTGAAATGCGTGAAATGCAAAACAAGATTGATGCTCTGAGACAGGAAAATAGCAATTTAGCTTTAGCTGCTTCTCAGCAGGCACAGACCGCTAATATCGTTGGACAGCTTAGAGCACCCGCCCCTGTTCCAGCATACTTTGTGCCAAATCCTAATTGCTGCTATGGAGGTTATCCGTTCATGGCTGGTTTTGGTGCAGGTTATGCTGCTGGTGACAACTGTGGTTGCAATTGCTAAAGTTTAGTTAAGAGTTCTTTGACTTATTGAATTGGGCTTCGTAATCGGATAAAAACATCCATTTATATCCTTTATGGTGTTTCAATTTGCTTTTACAGCATTCTAAAACAGAAGATAAAATATATCCTTTTCTCTTAGCTTCCATAGCAGAAGGATAAATTTGGATTAATTCATTATCTTTTAATTGAACTACTGGAATACTCTTAGAATTATTTAATTTTCCCTTTTTAGCTAATGAAATTCTTTTCTTTGTTATAGGATTATTCATGTTCATAGAGTTAGTACACCATCTTAAATTAGAGATATGATTATTAAACGGATTTCCATCTATATGGTCTATTGAAGGATAATTATTAGGATTAGGAATAAATGCAGTAGCAACAATTCTATGTGCAGTTATTGCTTTTCTTTCTCTTTTACCTTTATATAAATGGTATTCATATCGTTTATAATTAACTCTATCATTGATTATATTAGGTTTTTTAATAGAAAAAGGAACGATTCTAAATGATTTCCCATTTGAAACTTTTCTCTCTAGTGAAATCACTCTTCCAAATGAAGAAACCATATATAATCCTTCATATCCGATTACGTCCTTCCAAATTTCTCCTTCCAAGGAGATGCTCTTAATAAATTCTTCGTTTGTCATTGCTAACTAGTTTTAGTGATGCTAACATAGAAAAAAGAGGGAAGGGCGTTAGCGAACCCTTTTCAATAGGCTGATCACTCCTATCTATCCCGATGCAAAAATAGTAAAATTTTAAAGAAAGGGAAAAGTTATGAGTTATTTTTTTAATCCTTATATGATGGGATATAACGCTAACCGTTTTAAAGGAGTACATAGACTTGACTTTGGAGGAATACCGTTTGTTCGGACATCTTCTGTAACGACAGATACGACAAATTCAGAGGTTATCTATGGTATTAACCCGTGTCTGTTCAGACGATTGCCAAATCAAGGTATTTTGCTTTTAAGCGTAAATCATGTTCCTGCTGCTGGGTCTGATGCGTATCTTGTTTCTGTAGCTACCACATTGACAAATACCACATCAACATCCACAAGCAAGGTTCCTTTGGTAAACGGTTCTGGAGATCAAATGCCATCAAGTGAGATTTCACAAGGAAATAAATACTTTGTCTATTACGACAAATGTAATGGGATATTTCAAGTAGTTAATCATATCGTTGCACCTGCTACTGCCGCACAGGCTAGAAGCACTGTAAAATGATATTAAAAAGTTAGAATAAGTATGTTTCAATCAATACGACAAGGCCAGCAGTTTTTCATATTGCATAAAGGGGAAAACCCAAGATGTGATGTGGGCACTGTGGTAAGTGTTTCAAATCCTGTTCCTAAATATCAGAACGGATATACAGCATATCCTCTTCCGCAAAATGAAATGGTTGTGGATGTGAAAGTTAAGGTTGGAGATGATACTCTTGATTTTCAAAAGTTGCCAGCCAATCTTAGTATAGCAGACTTTTCCCAAGTAGGCGGAAATGTGGTTGTATCGGAAAGCAAGGATGCCATCAATGCAGAGATAGAAGCAATGAAAATAAGTAGTGTAAGGGTTGTGGAATCTGTGGAATACCATCAGAAAGTAATCAAAAGCTGCGATGAGATGCTTACAGCGTTGAATCCTGCATTTGCCGAAAAGGCACAGCAGGACAAGGAGATGAAGGAACTTAAAGGTGAATTGTCACAGATAAAGGATATACTTGCACAACTTGCTGCTTCTGGTATCAAATTGCCTGACGTGCAACATACAAACAATAATAATAACAACAATAAAAAATAAACACTATGGGTTGGAAAGTATATGGAATGGGCCGTAGCTTTGAAGGTGAAGATATGGACCGGGAATTAGAAAAAGCGTATAAAGAAGGTTATCGTGACGCTATGGAGGAAATGGATGGACGTTACGGTGAGCGTGGAATGCGTAGAAGAATGGACGATGATGGGCGTATTTGGGATGATGATGATGAGTACGGAGAAAGACGCGGAGTCAAAGGTACTGGTCCTTACGCCAGACGTAGACGCTAATTAAATTGGTTTAAGCCCGTAGTGGTTTGCTACGGGCTATCTTTTTAAAAACAAAAGCTATGGAAAGAACGAGATTAGATGTATATGAGAAACTTCCTTCGGGAATGGAAAAATATCTTGCAGAACATGGATGGAATTTCTCAAAGAAATTGTGTGAATATGCCGTTTCAAAAATGAAAGACAGAAACGGTAACAAAATACACCCATATGACAAAGACCAAGTAGAAGCATTGATGAAGCAATTCAATGTTGAGTTGAAGAATGATGTGGAATACAACAAGGTTTATGTATTGAATATGGTACGTGCCGACTATATGGGTTCATCCATAGTCAATGAGCAATATGCCTGTATGTTTGTAAAAGACTATCTTGACGATGTTGACGGAAGCCCTACCCGTGCTCTTGACGAGTATTATGCAAAGTGTATAGCCTGTGGAACACCTTTCTCTTGGGAGGATTATATCTGATTGCTATGGTACGACAAAGACTATACATTGAGGAATATGATTGGACGGTTGATGTATTCTATTCTGTGGATAAATACTCTTATTTAAGAGCGATATACAGACTGGAATATATTGGCTGTCCTTTTCATTTGCTGAACAGGATAACGGATAAGATAAAGACTGAAAAATACAATTATGGTGTCACATATTCAAACGACAAGTGTACTGTAATTATTATCAGTCACAGTACGTCTGATGAAGAATTTATGAATACACTGGAGCATGAAAAACAACACATGATTGGTCATATAATTGACTATTACGGCATAAAGCCTTCATCAGAAGAAGCCGGATATCTTGCAGGATATGTAGGTGCTTTATTTACAAAGCCTATAAAAGACGAAATTTGCGATTGTTGTAAGAAAAAACTAAAATAAATCATTATGAAAAAGATTTTTATGGCTATGATTAGCGGAAAAAGCAAAGAAGAAGTGTATGATATGCTTAACGATTCGGAAAAGGAAATCCTGTTCGGTATTGCTCAAAGCATGGGTATGTCACGGGTGGAAAGAAGAAAAATGAAAAGAAAATACGAAAAGAGAAGATAGGCTAACTGCCTATCCTCTATTATTAGTTGGCATTCATCCACCCGAATAACACAGCACTACGCAAAGGTATTAGACCAAACGATACTAAGGGATATGCAGTACGTAGAGAGAAAAATATCATTTTTCAGCAACTTTAATGCTGAATTGTAAACTTTTAAAAGGAAAAAGGCCTATATTTGCATTTAAAGTAATCGTTATAACAGCCATGAACAGAATCATAGAAAACTTAAAAGTAAATAATCCTGCGATATATCAAATATTGCAAGAGCAAGAAAAACAAAAATGGGAAATAACTAGTGGAACTCGTTATAAAACCGTCAGTGACACTGTTTCTGCAAATTCTTCAATTGAATATAACATTAAATCTAATCCGAATCAATTATGCCAACATGGAGTGAAATATTAACAGAATTAAAACTATTTATATTCAATATTATTGAAAACATAACACTCTTTATCCTTTATTTGCGGATACATATAAGAGGGAATCTTAGCTATCTTACGGGCATTACCCCAGTATGATGTCCTGTCTTTATAAGTCCTCTTTTTATAAGAGTGTTTTCTACTTCCATCCAATCAACAAACGGTCTGTTTGACAGGTTTACATCATATTTCAACGGACATCCCAATGCCGCATCATCAATGTATATGTGACAATAAGGTTTGGGCGATAGTGTCCATGTATGCTGTTCAGGATTCTCGTTTATACCGAACAAGGGAATGTTGTTGTCCATAAACCATTGTACGGCTTCCGACAAATATTTTCCTCCCTGTTTGTGTATGTTGTAATCATCGGAAGTAACCTCATCAATATCACTTCTCATAGTGAACAGAATAAGTTTGTGTCCGTTCTCAACCAATCTTTTTAATATAGGTACTGCACCTATATCTTTTCCTATTTTAGGAAAGTCGTGTGTCACGACCGTTCCGTCAAAGTCTATTCCTATGATAGCCATAATTTTATTGTTTTTAATCAAATACAAGCCAAATGTCCGTAGGCGGATTCTGACATATTACCATGTTTATTCACATGGTCAACAAAATCCTCCAAGGGAACGGCATCTATCTCATTCCTTGCTTTTACAATGGGGGCACCGCCACCAGTAATGCTTACTTGAACGGTATCCCACGAAACGTACTTCTGACATTCTTTGGTCAATTCACTTTCTATTACTGTTAAACAAGTAAAAGTATCGTTATATTGTCCTGCTAGTTTTTCTATTTTATTCATATATCATTGGTTTTGAGAGTTATTTATCTACAGTTGATTTTACAATTATCTTATTATCGGATGATGGCATTACAATCACATTTCCGTCATCTGTGCTAATTTTTAGGATAGGATTAAAGTCAAAGTCAGTAGTGGCTACTATAATCATATCTCCAAAAACATATCTTTTATCTTGTTCCAATTCATTCATATCTTATTTGATTTACGCTAATTCAATTATAGCCTTCTTTAAATTAACAAATAAAGGTATTGCTGACATGCCCCCATTGCAATCCAACTGTCTTAAAGAGGGTACAACCTCTCCGTTATCATCAATATCATAATCTGCAATATAGGCTAACTTCTTCGCTTCGGGAACTAATATCCTTTCATGAGCCAGGACCGTTATACAGACTTTGCTTCCAATAGGGAATCCTTGGTTAGATTCAATGTATTCCTTTTCCAACTGTTCCTTTTCGCCATTCAATTCTTTTAACTTTAAATCAATGGCGTATCTTTTGCTTAAAAATTCTTCTTTATTCATCTTTTTGTCATTCTAATTTATTCTAACGTACTTGCCTGCAATATCGCAGGTTCTCAATATTTCTGCATTATCCTCACCAAAAGCGATGAGAATACTGCCACAGCCAGGAGAATCCCCACGAGTTCCGTCTGGACGGAAGAATCTGATTCGGTTACGCAAGAACTTCATTGCCGTTGCCTTTTCGAATATCACATCCTGAAACATCTTTGAATCACAGCGATTGAAAAGTAAAGCAATACCGTTTCCATGTTCTGCCATCCGTTTAACGAAGCATTCTATAAGAGGACGGGAATAAGGTGGGTTCAACCAAACACGTCCTTTCCATTCCTGTTTTAACCCATCGTCATTTTTATTGTACATGACATTTGCCGTTTTATAGGGGGGGGCTAATGGGGCACATGGGTCTAAATCAAATTCACCTAATGCGTCTATAATTTCTTTCGGTGTGTACCATTCATCGGTACTATTAGACGATCTTTCAAAAGTTGTATTCATTTCTTTTATGTTTTGAGTGTTATTTATTTCTCTTTTAACGAAACATTTCTATTACCACTTTATTTTCCGAGTTTCCATCATCAGGATGTACATCAGTAAAATCAATGACAGAAAAATCATATAGATCAGGAATGTATTCAGTTTGATAATCTCCTGTATTCATTACGATATTTATTTCAGCATCCTTATTGACAACTAACATTAGTTCGTCAATCATGTCTTGGACAGTAATTATTCTTTTCATTTTTATATCAATTTTAATGTTTCCTGTAAACCTGCTTCAAGTGTTTCTTCGTAGGTATCCCATTTTCCTCCGTCATTTGTTCCTTCATAAACAGAACTGGTTATATGAGTTCCATTGTCAGCTTTAGATATTTCGTATCCATAGCCACAAGCACAGTTATATACACATATATGAATATTTTTGGTTTCACGTAACCACTTCTGGGCAACGGATTGCGGAGGAAATTCTATATCTGTAAACATCCCTTTCTCTTTCAGCAGCTTTGCTGTTTCTAATGTTACAAGTTCTTCGGTCATAATTTTATTCTCCTTTCAATTTCTTTATTAGCGCATCAGCGAAACCAAGGCTCCATTCTACTGTCATATTTAAACTAGCATTCATTACCTGTTCATGTGAATTGCTGCAAAATCCTTGCATGGCAGCTTTCGCTAGTTCATATCGCCTCTGTTCCCAGTCAATAGCTGAAAAATCAAGTTCGCATTCTCTGTAAACCATGTTATCACATACATATAAATAATCTTTGCTATGTTGAGAGTTGATGTTTAATTGGGGAGTTACATCTACCAAAACTCCTGTTGATTTTACTCTTGCTTTCATTGTTCCTCCTTTGTTTTAAAATGTTCAATCAGTTCGTTTACGGTGGCTTTGTGATAACGTCCTGAAATAATGGTTGCATTATCCCAATTTTCATCCCAAAAGAACATAATGCCTTTGAGTTCTGTGAAATAATGATCATTACCAATAGAATCGCCATAAGAAACGCTAAGAATGGAATCTGCTATAAACCACTGCATGTAGTTACTATCATCCCTCAATGCAGCGATAGCTAGGAAAAGTTCTTCATTCGTGCCGCAATCAATACTTCCATATTTTTTCAAAGGATGCCCATTTCTTATCACATGATTTTTTTGGGATAGTAAAAAGAACTTTCCATTGTGACACATAATAAAATCATACTTGTTATCATCATCTGCATAATATTTAGGCTTACCATGTGAATATCCCAACTCTTCCAGCCCTCTCCGAAGTTCCGGTGTGTTTTTGCGTATAAAGCACGGTGTTGTAAATCCCATAGTTATTCCTCCTTATCTATCTTAATATCCGTTACTTCTCCACGATTAATAAAACGTTCATCAGAGTTATAATATCCAGCAATTACTGTACACAAGGAACGATCTGTTCTACATTGTTCTTGTAGACTACAATTGTCACATGGTGCACTATTCCGCATTAATACTAATTCATGCAGCACCCCATCTATTATTATTCCGTTCTTTACTTCCATAATCAATCTCCTTTCTCTTTAATCCGTTCAAGTACATCCCTGTTGGCTTCAAGTATTTCATCGAAAGACGGGATGGGAAACCATGCAACAACATCATCTATCACTTCATCATAATGACCGTCATTACTTTTCATCCATTTGTTTTCAGATGAAAAATACGCTTTGAATATATCACCATTCGCAACCATTACAATACAATCATCTGATGTGTCACAACCAGCCTTTTCCTTAACACTTATCCAAGGATATTGCTTTGACTGCCATTCGGCACCTAATATAAAAGGACATTTAACATTTTTGCTACTATAATATCCATCATATGCCTGTGCATGATTAGGGCAATCTTGACAGCCCATTTCGCATTGTGAGCTTATTGCCGCTTCTTCTACTGTTTGTTTCATAACTGTTCCAATTAAAAATGGTAAATCACTTCCACCAGGTCTGCAATCCTCAATTTTGTATTGAGTATCTTCAACTGATTTTATAGTACACAAAACGTATGCTTTCTTTTTTAAAAGAGTTGCAAGCCTTTTCGCTTCTTTTTCCGCACTATCCAAGCTCTCATGTTTGCAAGCTGGGGTAGCACACCCTTCCACAAACACCATGTAAAATGTATTCATATTTTATTGTATTTGAATATGTTTATAATAGTTCTTTTATTGAAAATAGCCATAACAATCAAGGCTAAAGCGACTTTCAATAATTGCTTTTTCCCAACAATTACGACATTACTACGATTTAGTCCGTCATCAGTCGTGATACTGTACCAATTCTTATAAGGTGGCAGTACCTTATAGATATATATTTTATAAATTATCTTCTTCATTTATGTTATTATTTGAATTAATAAATTGGCACATCATAGCCTTTTTCAATCAAGAACTTCATTACAGTTAACCCAAGACGTTCTCCATGCCATTTTTCTGTTGACCACTCTCTATGATAGTGGTAGGACAAATCTTCGGGATTAAAAAAGAAAGTAATTTCGTCACTATCTCGATTATCCTCTTCTCGTGTAGATTTGTATGAGCACCATACTGAATCTCTAAATATAGTATTATTATACTCGGTTAAAGTTGGATAATTCCAATAGTCAGGATGAGCGCAGCATCCTTGAATTACTGCAACCTGAAAAATATCCTCTTCTGATATTTGCATTAAAGGCTTATCACCAATCACTATTTGCTTCATTTTTATTTATAATTCGTCAAACTCTTTTTGTAATTCTTTTATCTTACTATCCAAAGCATACAGATATAACTGAAAGAAATTTTTACCAAAAATTTCTTCCTTTAATGGTACATCATTGTGCATCCTGTTGTATGTAAATATCAATCCACCACCATATTTTATGTTAGAATTTTCAAGTGTCATCTTATGATCTTTGTATTCCTCTATTTTATTGTTGAGTTCTATTGCTTTGTTGAATTTATCTTTATCCATATTTCTCCTTTCCACCTATCCTAAAAGCATATACATTACTACTAGGAATAGGTAATAAATTGTTGTTTTACTCATTACTTTCTTGTTATTATATATTGCAATCTCCACATATATTCACAAGGGAATCAAATTCTTCTCGTGAATATTCAAATCCATTGATTACGATTACCTCGTTACCATTTTGGTCAAAGTGAACTCCATCATTCATTTCTAATTCGTTTTTAATTAATTCCGTTTTATCTTTATGATATTAATCTTTCCTCTACGCACCAACATAGCATTTCATAAGCTGCATCTATTAATGAGCAAGATAAAAATTCTTGATAATAATCAAACTCGTCAGACATGGAATAACATATATGCCAACAATTGTCACTAAAGTACATTGTAATCCAATAAGTATCCGTTCCTGTTTTTATCTCTTTTGGTAACAGTTCCAAGATGTCAAGAAAAGTAAATGCAGGAATACAATGTTCTTTTCTGAACGGTTCCTTGAAAGTTTTCCACTCTCGTAAAGATAATTGTGGTTGTTTCCCTTCCTCATAAGGATATAACATCCAAGTCATTGATGCGTTACCTGTATTCACTCCAAGTTCTTGCAGGTGTTTCATTTTTTCAATCGACAGCACATTCTCCAAAATTTCCATCCGTTAAAATATTTTTAGTTTTATTTGATACGCTTGCAGTAATATATCTGTTCGTGGTTCTTATATCAGAATGACCAGCCATAGATTTAAGTTCTCCTTCTGGTATTCCCATATTAGCCCATCTTGTAATAGCTGTTCTACGTCCTGTATGTGTTTTGATGAACTGGTACTTCGGGCCTTTCATGAGTACATTTGCCCGTCTTACAAATACCTGCTTGTTTATACCTGCTCTACATCCAAGAGTTGGTAGAACTTCATTCATAGTAGTCTTTAAGGAAGATTCTATGTTGTATTTATCGAACGATCTAACCTCTTTTATCATTTCTATAATCTTGGAAGGTACAGGAACCTCAACGTTCTTACCTGTCTTTTTTGATATATACGAAATAACATTTCCCTCCATCATAGAATCTTTCAATCTGAAAATATCGGAATATCTCATGGCAGTATAGCATTGAATCAGAAACAATTTCTTTACAATTTTTTCTGTAACGTTAAACGGCTCGACATTCCAGAATAATTCTATTTCTTCATCCGTAAGAGATATATTTGAAGGAGATTTTACGTTCAGTGAGATAATATAATCATTGATATATTTGCTCATCTCTTTTGATTCGGACAATATTCTTTTAAGCATTAAAAGATATGCCTTTTGGGATGATTCGCTTATCTTTCTCTTTGATTTTATAACATTGATCATATCATCTATCATGTCACGATTGACAGGCTTTTCAACGGACGGGACTTCCTTGAACATAGGAATGGCATCATCAAAATCATACTCGTCATAAAGCTGATTGGTAAGATATGGCATTATATGTTTTGATAATGCTTCAAATCTTACCTTTCCGCTTCTTGTCTTTGTATTATTCAATTTTTCTATCAATACGCCTACAGTCATAATTGAAGGGCTATATTCGTTCTGAATTGTTTCAAGTCTGTTTCTTAAATCCTCAATCAGACTGTTCTGTGATTCTATAGTCTTGTTTAACCTATCTATTGTTTCAGCGAGAATCTGAATTGTTCTTTCTTCGTTTTCCATAAGTTATATATTTTTGTTGCAAAAATAACAAAACGGTATATTCGATAGGTTAAACGATAGTTATCAACTCTTAAAAATGTTTACTACTCCCATTAATTTATAATCTCCCTCTTCGTTAATGATACATATAGGAGCATTATTATCAGGATTGGTATATGCCAATGTAACATAATCCCCAGGGAACACCTTCAATGCGTTAATCATCTTTTCAATATTCAGATTGCAATCCAAACGCCCTTGACAATATCCTTCAATTCCAACATTTTCCGATATTTTATATCCTGCATCATTTGTGTATGTTATATCCATTTTATTATCTTCCTCCCTGCAAACAAAATGTGATATATTATACACATCTGACATTACCTTTATTCTTGAAAGGGAATCTATCAAGTCGCTAGTTCTTGCTTTAATAAAGTAATTAAAGTTTGATTTTATATTGTTTACCAATGGTATGTAGTTTACAAACTTAACCTCCATCAGCGTACAATTAAAGACAGAACCGAAATCCCCATAATATATAGACATCACCCTTTCATCATCAGATACAGAAACAGTTACATTTTCTTCTGACAACATTTCAAGAAAGGATAACGCTTCCTTTACTGATGTAGGCATTACATTTATGCACAAGTCCTTTGATATATCCGGCTGACATTCTATAACATCTCTTACAAATACAATCTTATCGGACGAACATATATCAATGCAATTATTGGAACAAATAAAATTTATCCCCACTCCACTAAGGCTGGTCACAACGTCACTGATATCATTAAATCCTATGTTCCTTTTTAATGCTCTATACAGATCATTCCTGTTCACGTTGACCCTTATCCCGGTACCACGCTTACCTATTTTAATATCAGGATAAGATTCCACATCTTCTGCAAAGAAAGACGCTTCACTGCCATTGTAAGAGAATATTATATCCTTATCATATATCTTTACCGTAACAATGGAATCCTTTACTGTTTTCAGTAGCTTTACAAGTCTTATACCGTCTACTGCAAACTCCTGTCCGTCATTACAATCTGAATCAACAACTGGAATGATCAAACGCATCTCATTAAGGTTATTGTATGAAGTAACCTCTATCGCATTCTCTGATGCTATATATTTAAAACGGAAACATTTCAATATCGTCAAACCTGTATCGGAAAGGCAGGCTTTGGCTGAGTTTAACGTTGAAAATAAAACCTTTCTATCAAAAACTATCTTATTCATAAATGTAAAATTCAAATGTATTCAATCCAAGAAAAATGTTCTCTTTTATCAAGGTAATCCATGTCGTTCTCGTTATCATAGGCTTCCTTCTCAAACGATATGTTTTTATACGCATTACCTTTTTGTGTAAGCCTGTACAACCATTCCAAAAGATACAAAATGTAAAACGGAACATACAAAAGCTCTTTCATTTGTTTTGTATGAATCGCTTCGTGATTGTAATCGCTTTCACGCATCGTACATCCTTTTCTTACGAAAAGAACCCCAAACAAATTTATACACTTGTACCCTTTGAATGGAATTATTTTGTTATATATAACTTTCATTGAAACAGTTCTTTAATTATTTTTTCAAAACTTACTTTTGTGGTGCTGTTACGCATACAATAATCTTTTATCTGTAGTGTATTTGACATCCCCGGCTGACCACGCTCGATAGCGTCAAGTATATTCCACAACATTTCCTTAGACCATACGAAATATCCTCTAAAGAAATATGTAGCCATCACATCAGCCTGTTCTATTATATGATTACGGTCATGGTTACTGTCAGGCATTTTAAGTTCTATGCCATATATCTTACCGTCATGTATATAAGCAAGGTCAGGCATACTTTTCTTTGCTCCTAGAGCACGGAACTCAGCCGACTTGTTACCACTTACAGCAGGATGGAGAAGTTCGGAAAAGAACGCTACAAGCAATCCCCTGCATCCTTTACCTTCCTTCTCGTTCCTGTAACTAACTACTATATCTTTCTGCATTTTCTTTTCTTCCGCAGACCGTTTTTCCTCAGCCATAATAAAAAAATTGTATTTGGCAAAGGTATCACGAAATGAGATATATGAGAAAAATAAAAGGTTAAAGTTTGTTATCAACCATCTCAAATCCTTCACACATATCATGTCCGCTGTTTCTTATCTTCATGGCAACGTTTTTTTCAAACCAAGGAATATAGCAGACATATCCAACAAATAAACCGTCTACAATAACCGTGTATCTATGCTTGCAGCGACAGCAGCAATACTCTCCGTTCCTGCAAGGCTTTGTGTTGCTATTTTGCAAGATCATCCAAAGAAATGTTTTCTGACAAGAAATCGTCCGTGCATTGTTTTACCACATCATCGAACCGCAAATCGCAATACTCGTCAATCCAGTCACCTATGAAGTATAGTTTGTTACTTCCTGCAATAATACCAAACAGAATAGGGTCTTTTCTTTTTTCCACCTCTTCTTTTTTCTTGTCAGACGGTAAATCTGTTCCGTTGTTATCAAAGTCGTAGTGGAGAATGACATAATTATCAAATATTTCATATTTGTCTATGTCCGTCTTTTTCCTAATTATGTCAAATGGTATGATTCTAGTATAGTCAGAAATATAATCAAGGCATAGATTTTTCGGACATCCTTTTGCAAACTTCATAAGATTTTCCTCTGATATAGCCTTGTATAATCCTTTGCTGAACAATATGCTTTCGTATTTGCATATCACCATGTTTCGGAACAGTTTTTCTTTCAAGGCATATTGACCTGATCTTTCAGCATAACCTAGCATCAGTATATAATCTTTTATCCTATCCCTGTATTGCTTCATTTCGTTTTCTGCCTGTATCTTCACCTCAGAAAAGAAATGTATTACGTCAAACTTGGATCTTCTGTATTCGTCTATATAATCCTTAATCTTTTTAAACCATGAGTTTTCCTTATGTTTTCTATCAAGAAGGAAGGGTCTTACTTGCTTGTGCTCCTGGTTTGTTTTTACAGAATCAAGCATTGTCGGTGAAACGGTAAGATTAAATTCCGCCACTCCTTCCTTATCATTGCTTTCCATGTACTGTTTAAGAAAATCATAAGACATTACACTTGGATTAGGATCTTTCTGCTCTATAATGGAGTATTTAGGCAGATTAAAGTCAAGCCTTATCGTTTCGTGAAACAAGGCAATTTTACCATCGTTATTAAGTAAATTTTTTCCCATGATTAAATGTTTAAATATTGTTTTATTTCTTTTTCTAACTTGTCCAATGTACTGTTTACCAATCCATCCCACTCTTTCCCGTATAGAGGTATATCTCTTTTTATTGTAGAATGAAAACTAATTTGATTACCTAAAGGAAGATCAAAATATACGATAAAAGAAACTCTTTTATTTTTATCCTCTGAACGACCAAAAGGTAGTTGTATATTTTTGTATATTTCGATAAGTTTGTCAATCAATTCTTCTTTCTTTGCATACATCTTTTCCGAGTAGGGAAATGGAGCGTCTTTAGCCTTTATGTTGTAATCTTGTATCTCCAATGCAACACGGTAAATTTTAGCCGTAAAATCTCCTTGTTTTATCTTTTTATTAAGCATTAATTTTACCTTTCTTGTACCTATGCCGCACATATTTTCACGTTTTAATTTTAGCATGGCTATCAATTTCCTGTTTTTCTCCAAGGCTTCTTCCTTTGCTTCCCTTTGTCTTTTACAATCTTCTATTACGGAAACATAATTTTCTTTTATCCCGAAAACGTCCATTCCGCCAAAACAAAATGTTTCAATATCTAAGATTGTATTCTTTTCCATTCCAAGAAAATCTATAAGCCTTTTGTCTATGCCAAAAATATTCGTGTAATGTCTAAGATGTGACACGCAAACAATATATTCCGGGTTATGGGAACATTCAATCTCATCAAACACTTCCCAAGGATTAATGTTGTTTTTCATAATGTTATTTTTTGTTTCTTTTAATATACCCCCATATAAACTTGCTAGAATATCCACATTCTTTCATGGCTTTACGAAAATCAGATTCCGTATTTCTGATATACAACTGCCGTATCGCCCAGTAAGTATTGTATCCTTTAAGTTCCGCATACTGGAAAAATTGCGTAGGTGTCATTTGCTCGAACTTTAAATCTCCTACCAGTTCTTGCAGTTCCGCGATTCTTATTTCCTTTTCGGTAGGATATACATATCCGCAGAAAGGGCATTCCGAAGCGGTTATGGCAATATATTTACCACACTGTTTACACTCTTTCACTCCTTGTATCCCTTCACATTTCCCCTTGTTATGCCATAAAGTCCATTGACGTTCTTTCTCAAACTTGCCGAGCCGCGATATGTTACCACCGAAGTCAAGGAGAAATGCTTCTGTCTTATTTGGGTGAAGCCGGATAGCCCTGCCAGTTGCCTGGATATAAAACTGAACGGATTGGGTAGCACGGTTCAATATACAAACCTCTATACTTGTTTCATCGTATCCCGTAGACAATATGCCACTGTTGCATATAACGGTGAATTTATCGTCATGGAAATCCTTGATAAGCTGTTCCCTGTTTCCTGTAAGATGCTTGTATCTTTCATATAATGCTAACTCATCCGGCTTATTCTTATCTATGCCTGATATGAGAAATTTTGCAGGAATGCCAGCTTCATTAAATTCAGCACACATCCTTATCGCATTTGCCTGTGTGGCATCAAAACAGATTGCTTTTTTCATCGGACAGATACGCATATAGTTTTCAATCACCCCCTTGTACTGTACAGACTTGTTGAACACTGCCCCCATCTGCCTGCTATCAAAGTCACCTGTACGATAATCGGTATTAACCTTAGACAAGTCGGGTGCATCAACTGTAAACGTCCTCAACTTGGTTATGTTTCCCCGGTCCATCATATCCTGTATCTGAGCGGTTTCTACAATCTCTTCATAGTTCATGCCAAGCTGCCTTTGGTTTCCACTTCTCATCGGGGTTCCTGTAAGACCTACTACATACTTGTCATCAAGCAAACCAGATTCAAAGAGAAAGTCCGCATCAGAGGTGTGTCCTTCGTCTATTAGGCAGAGAGATACACTCTTAACCCATTCAACCCATTCGGGCTTTTCTAGCCTTCTACGGAGAGTTTGAGCCATTGCGGACACTACTAGACCTTTAGGTATGTTCCTGTGCTTAGGGGAGATGTATTCAGCCTGTATGCCAACTCTTTCCAACGTTCCCCCTGTCTGTGTCATAAGTTCAGATCTGTGGGATACGATAAGCACCTTATTCCCCTTTTCGACAGCACCTTTAGCCATAAAACTCATTATGACCGTTTTGCCGTAACTTACACAAGCTGAAAATATAACGTGTTTATGATTAGTCAGGGCATTTCTCAGACGGGTTATCCCCACCTCCTGGTAATCCCTTAGCCTGATTTCGTTTGTACTCATCTTCTTGTATCATTCTTTCAAGTTCGTTTTTCAATGCAATCACAAAAGCCATGCACTCTTCTCCTTCAAACTGCTTGACAAACTGCCTGGCGGAATCTTCATAATCAGGAACACATTCCTTTTTGAAGTATTCCTCATTGTCTTGAAGAACCATCCAATCCTCGAAGTGGTGGTTTGGTTTTTTCTTGAATATATGCAGCAAAATGGCAGTGTCACTATTTAGTTTGATTAACTTCCTGTCGTAGTTTTCAAATTCGTCAACGTAATCCGTATTCATCTTCGTAAAACAATTTAAAGTTCCTCCATCTATGCCCGTTTTTCCCCTTACAGAAAGAACTGCATGAGCGTTGTGGCATACCTAATTTCCTCTCACAGTCACAACAGGCTTCAAAGCATAGGAATCTGTTCGTGCCATCCTCTATCGCAATGACAGCCCTTGTGTTGTTTCTATGACCGAGATAAGAACCGTTTTCCTTTCGTTTCTTTATGAGTTCATTCATAATAACTCTTTTCTTTTCACGTTCCTCATCCGACACTTCCCTTCCTTTCTTAAATCCATAATTATGACCTTTGACGAACCTTCCTTTTTCGTCACGGTAAGATATTGGATAATCTATCCATAATTCGCTAATTGCTGGCATTGAAATCTAACTTTAGTTTTACAATTTCGTCACTCATGGTATGTACTCTTTTCAGCCATGCCATTTTCCATGCTTCTTTTCCTATGCCATATATACGATATATATCATCTCCTGCATCATCAAATTTGATAGGAGTGCAGCTTGTTGACTTACATTTCGTTCCGTCCATAAGTTCAACGTCACCTACACCTCCATTGAGCATGATAAAGTTGATATTGTTTTCTATGGCAAGATAGGGGATGATTATTTCATCCCCACGATTAGGTTTGTTGTGCTTGATTAATGTAGTCATAACAATTTAGACAATAAATATTCAAACTTATCCTCATACCACAAAGGTTGTGTTTCTTTAGGATTATTCGGGCTTACTTGGTTTTCCCCATAAGAAAGACCTTTTTCCGTGATTGATTTGAATCGTTTTTTCTTACCGTGTGAAGAATTTCGGCTCAATTCGCATAGGTATCCTTTTTCAATAGCAGCCTTGTTAAATGCCTGTGCGGAAATTTTAATTCCTTTTTCAGATAACAACTCAGAGGCAGACTTTAATATCCCTTTCGATGATGTATAATCTGGAAGAGATATATTTAATGGGTCAAGTATTTGTTTTGCGATAATCAACTTTGAATTATCATTTAAGTTCAAAAACTTTGCCGCCCATGTAGCTGCATTCATTTTATCCGATATGGCTGGTTGACTATCAATTGACTTATTCTCTATAATCTTATTAACGGTATGATGGAATACTTGTCGGTAAACCTCAAATACTGATCTTACTTTTCTTGCAATAAAAAATTCAAGACAAGGCACAGTAATATGATAATCAATTCTTCTTGAATAACCGATTCCATTTTGGCATTTTACTTTTTGGGTGATTGCCTGATAATCAACACTTTCAATAAACTTTTCTTTAAGTTCGTTTACTGCTTTATGCTTGTCTTGATAAACAAGCATCCATACATCATCAAAATTTACTGGGAATTCGTTATCTGATTGTGATAGCTTTAATATTTCATTGAAATACGCCTTAATTTCGCTTTCACTACTTTCTTTAGATAATGTTATATTTGTTGACATATTATTAACTTTTTGTGGTAACTCCGCAATTACCCGTTACGTATTTGAAACACCAATAAAGTCATTTATTTTACTTATTGGGTATTTTTTTGCATCACGTTCGTTGAGTGAAAGATAAGCTAGAGCCATTTGTAACTTATCTTCCATCCTGTCTATATCGTCTTTATAATCGCATCTATCAAGTTCCCAATACAAAAGTCTTGACGGATCGTTAACTGGGCGTAAATCAAACGGATCATCATCTGACTTGCCGTCATATACGATATAATACATTTTATCTACATCGGGATGGGAAAGAAAATGCGACATTAGCTGCCAATAGTATTCCTCTATCGCCTGTTCCTTTGTGGCTTCTCTCAAATATTCAATCTTACTTTCAGAAGTAAAGCATTTAACTTCGGCTATATAAGATAATTTACCATTGACATCAAATCCATATCCATCGGGAGAATCGCCATATCCATCATGGATATTATCGACAAAAACAATTTCGTCAAAATCATCCGCACAAGACATTAGTCTTGAGAACGTGTTATGGTTAAAACACTCTATAGCGTCTTTTTCATGATCCTTTCCCCACTCCATATCAGAGGTGGATATATGTCGGCATGGTTTGTTTAACCTTCTCTCCCTTGCAACCTGATAAAGATAAGAGATAGCTGTATCTCCGAAAGGAACATCAACTGTTTTTCTCTTTACGCCCTGTTTTTTTGCGACCTCTAACTCGGATGGTGTCATTTCCCTTCTCCCGGAAACCATAAGTTTTCCAATGGCGGAAGAGGTGATTTTACCACACCTCTTCATAAGCCATAATTTTTCTTTTTCTTCCGCTTCCATCATTTCTTAGTCGCTTCGTTAAACAACTTCATAGCTTCCGCGTCTACATCATAGCTTGATGTGATGTAATTAATGTCGCATTTTCCACTTTTCAATGCTTCCAATGCAGCCTTGAATTTATCAGAGTTCACCGTCATTTTCTCTTTCTGAGGTGGTGGAGGAACATCACGCCCTATTCGTAATCCGTAAACCTTTCCTCCATCGCTTGGGTCACGTGTCAGTTCCTTGCATAATATTACACGGAAATCATGGATGGTTTCAGGATAATCAGTTCCAGCTAGTTTGGTAAGTCGTTTACGATTTGTACTGTTCAGCAACATAGGTTTGGGAACAATATTTGTTTCTTTAAAGTAAGCAATCCATGATGGTTTCTTACTTCCCTGTACCTTTGCATTCTCATCCCAAACAATATGTGATATGGTAGCAATAACAGATTGACCGTTAGGTAGTATTTCTACTCCCACATAATCAGATTGGCTCCCTGTCCTCCAATGATGGAGAAGTTGGTTTTGTTGTTCGTTAGGCATAATTATTGGATATTACTTGTTGAAACTATAGTTGCACTCCCTGTCTTGTCTACAATTACATTTTTATCACCTATAACAGCTTCCGTCTTGTTGCCACTAGGAAACTCTGGTAAAGATTTATTATCTTCCTCATATAGATAAACATCCATGATAGCTGTTTCGGTTACGGATGCAATCACGTAGTCTGCCATTGTACCTTTCATTCCTTCGTCCAGTTTCTTTACAGCATCTCGAAGGTCGGAAGCCTGTACCAGTACAGTAGTGGAGGTCTTTTTCTCCGCTCCGCTTTTTTCGTCCAGCGTAATGAAGAACAGCTTGCACTTAAACCATCGGTCGGCTGCATCTTCCTCAGATGAGAATAGTTCGCTGTAGTTGGCTCGCTTGATGTTAGAAACCGTGAACTCTCCACCAATAAACGGTGTCATTTCAGATATAATACGTGCTTCTGCCTCAGTAAAGCTAAGCGCATCCACCAAAAATTGTTCCGTTACTTTCTTGTTTACACCATTTTCCATTATCTTTTCGTAACGGATTTTGCATTCAAAAAAAATAATCATAATAATTAAAGTTTAAATTCTTTTTATTTCCATATTTTATTTATCACATGGCATTAATGTACATTTTCACACATACATTTTAAAACGTTAATTCGTTCAGGGCGATACCAACGCCCACTATCAGTTATCATGAAAGAATCACCTAATACTTTATAATGGTGTTCATTTGTTTATTAATGCCATTTTTTATACCATCTTCAAGCATTTCAGATAAACAAGCTCCTCCATTGTAAAACTGCATTATATAACTGTAAGTTCCGTCATTGTTTGGAGTAAGGATTGATATATCCTCTGTGTTTTCTTCTTCATTATCTTCAATGATTTCCCAAAGAGTGCCATCAACTTCAATCACAATAGATGGATATGGATCTGTTAATAACGCTTCCTTATAGGATTTATAGCATTCGTCTAAACCTATTCCAATAGACTTACATTTTTTCTCGCACCATTCTTCAATGGTATAATTTCCTAAATCAACTTTTCTTATCTTACCGATATGTCTTTCCATTTCGCTCATACATCCTCCTTTTCCTTGTCCTGTTTAAAATATTCATAATTAATTTCTCCATTGACAATCATATCCATAATTTCCTCATCAGAAGAGGAAGCTATTTTCATCATAAACTGATCTCTTTTCACCTTTTCTATATCTTCATTCTCATCAGATTTTTTAACCTTCTTAGATTTACGAGCCATGTATGATTTTGCATTTTTAGCTATGTTTAAGGCGTATTCTGAATCGTATAAAGACATCATGGATTGAATGTATATTCCGTTAATCCTGTCAAATATTTCCTGTTGGGAAAGGCTTAGAAACTTTGCCGTATTCGCTCCCATCATCACCTTTATCTGCCAAGATGTTTTTATATTCACTACGTGAAGCCATCCCTCTTTGATAGGGCTTTTAACTATATAAAAGTCACCTACAATATATCCTTCGTCTATATCTTTCTTTTTCATAACTTGTATTTTTCCAAAGCAAGAATAATTTTATGATCTTCAAAGGCTGATTTTATTGTATCGTCAATCATTTTGTTGTGCGTTTTAGAATCTATGTCCAATTCTGAAACATTGTATCCATTGTCAATCTTGTTCTGAATACTGAAATAATAATTTCTTATTGTCAGTACGTTATTATGTATTTCTTCGCGTGTCATTTTCTGGGTAAAAATTTATTTTTAACAAATGATAAAAGCATCACGGATATTTCATCGGCATATCTTGCAAAATCATCCTGGTATTTCTCGTCAACATTGTTATCCATCCATAGTATTTGATTCTTTGCCATAGTACCTACCTTTTCAAGCGTTTCAAACATTTGAAGGCTAGATCCGGGGAGTGTTTTCTTTAGCATTTCATTCAACTCTATGGAAGAAGAATGGATAATATCAGCACAAAAAGCAATGGCGTTGACATACATCATCCAATCCATTTTCTCATCATCAGACATCTTCTTGATAATATCCATGCCCCTTACATATTTACCGTCAGGATAAGCCTTGATATATGCTTCCTGAAACTCCTTTATCTTGGCTGTTACACGAGAGCATTCAACCATACGGCCTTTCTTGATAAGATCGTTCTGCTGCTTGCGCAACTCCTTCATCTTTTCCTCTCTCTCACACTCCTGTATTAACAAATGTCTTTCCATCTTCTATTATTTTTATAAGTTCTTTAAACTGGTCCGCAATTATCTCTAGTTTTCCCTGTATCTTCTGATTCATATTCCCGTCCTTGTAGGAACTCTGAAATCCTTCATAACGTGAATCAATGCTGGAATAGCAGAATGAATCAGACGTGATGTTTACCATCGTATTGTCACCGTCTATGAACGGTTCAGGTATGTCTACTTTTATCATCATAGCAATCCGAAATAACTGTCTAGTTTATCAATCGTTTTATCTCCATCCATCAGGACGTACTCAATGACTTCTCGCCCTGAAAGTGTTATTCTCAACTTGTCCACAGGCTGGACATTGGCTATACCTTTAGAGTAATTGTTATAATGAACAATCTCCCATCCTTTTATGGATGATAGCATTCTCCGTTTGCCACACAAATTTATAGCTTTTGGAGTAAATTCCTTCTCTTTCTTATCCATAATCAATCGTTTTTAAACTTTTTAAACATCTCATCTCCCAATACTCCGCTAATGAACATGGTAAGTTCTATTTCCCATTCATCTGCCTTACCCTTCACGAACGGATAAGTAAGCTGATGCCATTCATGGTAATCAAATAACTTCATGCGAAGTGGGAAATAGTCAAACAGCTTCTTGTTTCCGTAAAATACACGAATATGATTACTTTTTAACTCTGTGTAGGACAAACCATAATAATCTAATATCTCATAAAATTTGTCCATTGGCGTAAAATTACACTTCATTTGATATATTCTTTTAGTTGTTTATGCAACGATTTCATGTATGCTATTATTGTATCCGCATTAGGGTCTGAAAAGTCAACATCCTTTACGCTTTTCAACTTTAACCCATATACTGAAATAACAATAACTTCTATGATGTTATGTTCTCTATCTTCACGGTATAACACATCTTGAATGCTAGATGTATTAATGATGGGAAAGTTATCAACTTTTATTAAAGATTTATATTTACCTAGCATTGTTGGCGTTATTGACGTTATATCGTTTTCTACAAAATCAAAAAACATATTCTCGTCATCTCCGCAATATACTGTTTCAAGAAACATATAAATAACATTCCACTCTGATTTTACGTGAAAAGTATTATCTGACTTGTCTACAAATATGCCATCACCAAATCCATCCAACGATTTATCGGAAGCGGTGTACCCTAACCGTTCAAGTCTGTTTCTTATGTCGCTTGAATCCTTTCTAATCAATACCTTCATGAAAAATATTATGTTTAATTATTATTGTCGATTGCTTCGGTAGGCTAACCTGTTCACTGTTTTCCTTGTTGGTCAAAATATATCTTTCCCCAGTATCACTAAACAGGAAATCATCTTTTACAAAGGGTATTTTCTTTCCATCATACCCTACGATAAAGCAGTTTTGAAAAATTTCTAGTAGAATCATGGTTTTATCATTTTTACGGTTACTAAAATCGGGGGAACGCTTTCCCCCTAAACTTTGATTATAAATATGCTTGCTTCTACACTCAAACATGATGCAAATATAGTCAATAAAATGACATACTATCAAATATTTTAAAATACATATTATTTATTCACATTTATTAAAGTATGCCTTAAATACATTCACATTGTATATATTAACCTGTCCATAGTTAGCATCAAAAATCTTTTTCACTTCGTAACCTAGCTCGTAAGATATTACTTTCATCTTTCTCCAGCTAACCTTTCTCCAGTTTACACCGTTTTCCTTTGACCATCTTTTGATACTATACCATTCCTTGGATTCATCTAGTTGTTCCGTCTTTAGCTCTAGTTGTAGCTTTGCTTCCTTGTTTTCTAAGGTTAATGCTTGATTCCTTTCATACTCATCAGCCCAAGCCCTAGCAGCTTCGGCAGGATTGTTGAAGTTTGGAAGTCTTGATGATATAGAAGTATTTCCCGTGGTAAGAAACTCTTCGATCTTGTCATCTACCCAAATAGCAAAATCAGTGGATAATTTTTGAGCAACCCTAAGAGCTATTTTTTGATGTGCCCATGTTCCTTGCTGTGATACATTTCCTCCCTTTATAATTTGCAGTAAATCAGTCGAAATAAAATTTTTTATTTCGCTCAAACGATTTACATAATCAGTCATTTCCTTAGAATTTATAATAGTGGATAGATTTTTATCAGGAAATAACCTAGCAAAATCTGTAAGACATACAAGGATATATCCATTCATCTTACGCATCCTAACATTTATTCCATTATAAGAAAACATCTTACCCATTTCGGAGGGATTTACCGTACTTAAAACAACACCTGTGTCATTTAAGTTTTCTTCATTAAACTGTCGCATAAATAAAAAAAAGAAGCAGAGATCTCTTCAACTTGCGACAGTTATACATTAGACTTATGAAAAATGTATGAAGAAACCTCTGCTTATATTTTAGGTAGCAGCTATCATTATAAAACAAAAAAGTCCAAAAACTATCGCACCGCAAAGATACATAAAGTTTTTATAATACCAAAAAAATCATTATTTTTGCAAAACAATTAAAATGAGTAATATATGGCAAAGAAAGTGATTAGGGTGAATGTTAAATCACCTAAAGTAACATCAAATAAAAAGGCATCTCCCATAAAGGTCAAGATAAACATGAAGAATACGGGAGGATTACAGCCCACAGGAAAACAGAAATTATAATCTACAACAGTTTCTAAAACCATCGGTTATAGATTGATGATTATTTATATTCCTATCTCCAAATCGTTGATGTAGATACAATGCAATAAAGAAACATACAGTTACAAATCCTATTGATATATACGAATAAAACATAGTGCATCTCACGTCCTCAAACACCACATTATTAAATACAATATCCAGTATTGCGTATATAAACATTTCAATGACAAATACTCTATGGTATATACAAAATAAAAATACCTTTGACAACACATAAAACAATATTGCATTAAACAGTTTGGCGTTAAAGAATATGGTAAGGTACTTATCCGAAAACGGAGTGGCATACTGAATATACTCCAATGTGTCACCATCATAATATTCAATGATATCACCTGTTCCAACAGAGTGTATAACCTCACATTGATGGACAAGTATTGCAAGACAGAACAATATAGGATAACATCTTATCACCCAAATAAGAAACGTCCTGTATAAATTGTTCAAACTTTCCTCTAGCATTTTATCTTTCATCTTACCCTCCTGGACAAATTCCTAATAATCTCTTCTTTCGTTCTTCCTTTTAACAGGTCAAGATCAATTGTTGCAGACCCTACCTTTACGCATCCATCAGATATGTATTGCTGCACACGTTCGTTTACAAGATAGTCCGCACCAAGCATATCCAATTTGGACAGTCCTTTTACATCATTGCTCCTGCTTAGTATAAATCCTCCTATCGTTCTCCATATACGTCTATATTGGCTTATTCCATCCTTTACAGGAATGATTATGTCGTTTTCAAACAAAGGTATTCCGTTCATGTCAAACACACCTGTAAACCATTCTACAACACAACCACTGCTATCTCTTACACGTCCATAAGCATCTATGGATACATCGTCAATAAGAAGTTCATATCGCCCCGTTACTCCATTAAATATACGGAGTAACGGGAAATTAATGTCATTTCTTTCCATTTCCCTTAATCGCTTCAATACATTCCTTTACTCCATCATCAAAACCATGCTTGTACCCCTTAGCGTATTCTCCAATGTTATACACCGCCATTGCAAATACAAACAGAATGATACCTAAAGCCTTATGCCAACCGGGCAGCGAGATGGAAAACGGTTTAAATGTAATTGTTAGATCTCCAACCCATAATAGGGCGATAATACATATAATTGCCAAAATAATTGTTTTCATAATCAATATTTTTTTTCGTTCAACTTAGGTCTTAATTCGTTATATCTTTGTTTCTGCTCAATATGCCATAGCAAATCTATGTCAAGATGTTTGGCTAGTGCAAAGATTAAAAATATCATCTCATTTACAATCGTAGAAAGACACTGGTAATCTACAATTGGTTTGGTAAATATGGAATATATCGCTTCCGTGAAACTCAATTTGCTGTACATATAGACAATATCATCCATATATTCAGAGTTAATATCTTCACTAACAGTTTCAAGGCTTATTCCTCGAAGTCCTGCAAGGTCAAGCAAGCGTATAACTGCTTCGCTTAGTTCGTCTGGAAGTGTATCTTTGATATATTTTTCAAAACAATATTTAAAATTGGCATCATCGTGCGGTTCTTCATTCTCATAAGAAGATTTAAAAGATTCCCTGTCGGCACGTTTCCCTTTTCTGTCCGCTTCCACAGCTTTCCCAAGCCTGGAAATGATAAGGCAAAAGAAGTGTTCGTTACTCAGTTCTTTATCGTGAAAACCGTGCTCGCAAGCTGTTTTGTAAGCACGATCCCGTAGTTCGTTCAAATTAATATTGCTCATTCCCTTATTCCTAATTTAATTTCTTCATCCTTGATTATTTTCCCAATCTTATCGGCTTCTTCATACCGTTCCTCTTTTATCAACAGTCTTTGCAATTCCGAAAGCTGGTTAATGTAAACAATATCGTTACGATCTGACACATGACGGACATATCTTTCTATCTCATCCAGCTTATTCTCCATGCGATGCCACTTTCTTACCAAAATTAAAGTAAATGCCAGAGCACAAACGTTTAATGAGGCAAGGATGAATTTAAATATTGATTCCGCTATTTCCATAATCATATAAGTTTTAATGTTTCCTGTAATCCTGCTTCCAGTGCTTCCTCGTAGGTATTATAACGGATAATAGGCCTGTCAGACAATCCTATCAAGTCATGTCTCGGAATTGTCAGTATATCATACGTCCAATAGTTTTCATACATATAGGATATTTCGATATGCAGGTTCTTGGTTTCACGCAGCCACTTTTGTGCAACGGATTGAGTGGGACGACTATAACACAATTTTGGCAAATTCTTATTCGTTCGGAACACAGATTGCATTATCCGATTATCGTCTTCTTTAATAATATCTTTGCAATACTCATTAAATCCTTTCTCTTTCAGCAACTTTGCTGTTTCCAATGTTACAAGTTCTTCGGTCATAACTATTCTCCTTTCAATTTCTTTATTAGCGCATCAGTGAAACCAAGGCTCCATTCTGCTTTCATATTTAATCGAAATACATTACTTTCTTACCTATACATACCTTGAACCTTGAAAGAGATTCACTATATTGTGTAATATTATTGGGATTATATTTGTTAACAAAACATCCAGTACGTTTATGGTATCTGACACAAGCATTTTCAGGAGATTTAGCCAATATTTCTTTCTCATCGCTAAAACTAAAAAATAAACTATCTCTATATGATACCTTATACCACTTTACTTGGCTTCTTATCTTTTTAAAATACTTTGCTTTCATTATTCCTCCTTTATTTTAAAGTGTTCAATCAGTTCATTTACGGTAGCCTTGTGAATGACGTCCAAATTCACGTCAACATCATTGTAAACCCAATAAGTAGAGAACTTGATTTCAGGACACAGAATCCATTTATTACCATCCGTAAACCATTGGTTCTTGTCTGTATCATCCCTCAATGCAGCGATAGCTAGGAAAAGTTCCTCGTTCGTTCCGCAATCAATAAATTTACCACATAAAGCACTATGTTTGTTAAAAGGAACGTCAAAAGAATCCGCAATCACATAATTAGGAGTATCAAACCCTTTCATTGGATATTGATAAGCCCATATTATACTACAATTATTTGTCCATTGAGGAGAGTAGTTAAAATACCCCAACTCTTTCAGCTTCTTCCGAAGCTCCGGTGTATTTTTTCTTATGAAACACGGTGTTGTAAATCCCATAGTTATTCCTCCTTAATTATTCGCTCATTTATAATAAACTCTCCATGAATATCAATGGGAAGCATATTGGAAACACTCGCATGATAAGTCTTACCGTCCATTGCCTTACATAGTGGATGTATTTCTTTAGGCATAGGGGCAGGACATTTTTTACAATGTCTTATCATTTCAAAATGTCTGTTTTCCTTATTGCCACAACATTCACAATGAATTGGATAGTAAAAATAAGTACGTTCCAACTGGGTTTCTTTTCCACATATTTCGCATCTGCCCCATTCTATTGAATTACACATGATTGTTCCTCCTTCTCTGTTTTAATATCTGTTACTTTACCACGACTGACAAAACGCTGACCTATTCCCAAATCTAGTATGGCACAATAGTTATCATCTAAAATATTACAGCATTCCCGGGATAAGGAACACTCATTACAAAATCCTTCTGATGATTCATGCAACACTCCGTCTATTATTATTTCGTTATTTATTTCCATAATTATACCCCTTTCCCGTAAACATTTACAAACTCGCTGACATCCATATAGTCTATACCGAAATTCTCGGCTGTTTTCTTGTCACTATCTGAAAACTGCCCTTCAAGTCCGCTTGCATCACCAATCATTAAACAATCTTCTACCTCCAAACTGCAATCTTTCCATGCCTTGTAATTATCAATAAGTTCTTCAAGCATTCCGGTATTCGGCTTTCTCATAGGGTTGCTTCTGTCATTGCTTTCGCAATACTTAAAACGCGCATCAATGTCGCAATAATCCATTATACTGTAATTCACATACTCACATTTTACACAAATGAATGATTCTGGAACCAGCCCTTTTTCTATCCCTCCCTGGTTTGTCACGATAAAAATTACTTTAGGATTCAGATTCTTTATTGCATCTAGGACGTCAAACTTAAACTTCATGTCCCATATACCATTTGGAAACGTCTCACCGCTTGCAGTTTCTATTAACGTCCCGTCCATATCACAAAACAAAACTTTATACTTTTTCATTTTTCTATGTGTTTTACTGTTCTTATTCCTTTTTCTGCGTTTCGCCTGCTTGTCTATACACCCATCATCTTTTATCCATTAATTGCTTCATTTAACTTTTCTTCAAACTCCGCAATGATACAATCTGCATCACCGCCATGTACCCAATTGTCCAATACAGACGAAAGAACTTCAACTGCCTTTCTAGATGTTTCGTCAACTGCCATATTGATCGCTTGATTCACTTCCTCTAACGTAAATATGCTCATAATTATTCCTCCTTCTTTTTAAGGCTTATATCAATTGACAACCTATCGACAATTTCCTCCTTAATTATCTCCCTACACAAATTTCTTATCATAAGGTAATCACCGTTTTTCTTTATCTCGTCAGAAACCATACAACGAATCCACCTCTCTATATTAACATCGTCCCCATAGGTGTTATGGAAGATATGTTTAACTTCCTCTTTCACAATTGAAACTATTATATCCTTTATATCCTCTTTAGTCAACTTTAGTTCGTTATGGATATAGTTTTTTACTTCTCTGTATCTATATTTGCTCATATTTTATACTTTTTATAGTGTTTACAATATTTAGGCGTTTTCCTAGCCGTTATTCTCTTCTGTAAAGCCATGCAATACATAAACGGACAAATACCTTGATAGTGAATACATTCACTACAATGTGCTCCTAAATTCATTATTTTTGCCATAACAATTACTCCTTTACCAGTTCTATCGTAGTATTCGTAAGATTAACATACAAGTTCACATCCGACATGGTACCATCTTTCTTGACCTTGCTAAACAATGGGTCAATGGTATCATAAAAACCAATATTATAACCCTTAATATAGGCGTATTGTTTTTTTTCAGGAATAACAACACTTTCATGGTTATCTAATCTTATATATGTGGATGCAGGAGTAGTAATACATACCTTGCTTCCGATAGGATACTTCGCATTGGATTTAATGTACTCCTTTTCCAACTTAATTTTCTGACTTTTCAATTTCCTTATTTTTGAATTGATATCATTTTTCTTTGTCTGAAATTCTTCTTTGTTCATAGCTTTTATATTGTTTTTATGAATGAAACATCCCTATTATCATTTTTTCTTTAAATTATAATATAACTGAATAATGCCTTTTAAAGGTATCCCAAGGGGTTCGGTCTACATAAGGAGTGCCGTTCCATGTATATTTGGCATAAAATATGGAACTCCATTTAACAAACTTAAACTCCCATATAAACGAGATGATATTGAACGCCAAAAATACTGAAATCTCGAACATTGTGTAAGCTATACAAGGCAAACACCATATAATCAAATGTATTCTTAAATATTTCATAATTAACATTCAGACAAGACCTGTAACACAATAAGCCATACAATGACAATCATCAATCGTCCAACATATTTCCACATATAGCTTTCATTAACATAGCAAAAACAATTCCAAAAAGCATAAATTCACTCCTTTATAATATTATTGTCCACCCACCTCATTGCACCCTTTAACGCATCAGTTGTAGACCTGTAAAACATATCAACAAAAAGATCCATCCGTTCACCTTTTATTATTCGGTACATGAAGTCTTTTTCTCCTGTGACCTCTATTGTACATTTCTTATAATATGCCACGTACTTCTTTCTCATACGGCAAAGATATAGTTTATTGGTTTACCAACAACTTTTTATTAACTTTTATTAAGCGTTTTTCCCATTCGTTCAGATCTACACCCGTCTTAATTTTCTCCATAACCGAATCTATATCAAAAGATTTACATTTTTCATACAGATCACTCATTGTCGTTCCTTGTATGATTACTCCGTTCTTTTCCCCAGAAAAATATCCGTCAACACTCTCTATCACATCCCATTTCCGTCCTTCCAGGATGTATTGTTTATTGTTCGTTCCCATTATATTTAGCTATTATATTATTCATTTCATTGTTCTTTGCTTCCGTAAGACCTAATTCGAATATATTTTGAAGCGCAATTTCGCATTGTCGGCTAATGTACGAGATCTCGTTTGCATCCATATCACGGTTATGATATATAAATTCTTTCGCCAACTTGACGGCAAGACCTTGACACACATCCCCGGCAACTTTTTCGGCTGCTATAATGTTAAAGCAAATAATTTGCTTAATACTTAGTTGTTTGTTCGTTCCCATATTGTTTCGTTTTAAGTTATTAATAGTTCCCGGCGGCGGTGGCGATCCGCTTGTTGTTCTCCACGCCGGGATAGTTGGTTATTTAAATACATGATCAATGAATACCGTATTCGTTTGCCATTGCCCTCTATGTTTAAAAACAAAATATCCGCGTATGGTTGCCGTTTCTTTCATCTCGTTTGCAAAGTCATAGGCCGCTTGTTGATTTTTGCCGAACTCCTTATTTATTGTTCCGCTGTTATTGCTCACCCTATAACGTAGCTTTGCAGGAGTTTTCGCCTTATCTGTAATAATATTCATATCTTTTCGTTTTTAAGTTATTAATTAGTTCCCGGTAATAGTATCGCTCTATTCGTTGTTCTCCATACCGGGCAATCCTATTTATCTTAATTCCCTAAATGACAGGCTTAACAAATCAGCCCAGTTCTTTGCGTATCTCTCTCTCATTTGTTCATATGATACGGTTACAATGTTTCCAGCAACTAACAAATTGCGTAAAATGCTATCTAAATTATTGTATATTTTTATAAAAATCACAATACATACCGTACAGATCTATTATATCTGAATCGGTTAGCATTCTCTTTAAAACTCTAATTACTTTCATTACTCGTTCAAATATGCTTTTGGTAATAATGGGAAAACTCTTAACACTTCATCAAAACGCACGTTCCCAAACTTTTCGATATATACGTAAAAATAACGTTCATTCCGCCTACGATCAATAGTTATGCAGCTAGGTACGTCGTTTCGTTTTAACGTATCGTAGTCGTTTGCGTGCTCTCTTACAAACTTAATCAATTCGGGTGTATTTATGTACATTTTGATTATGTTTTGTGTCATGGTGCCGTTATAATACGCTCGTTTAACCTGTTTTTCGGGTAACTTGTGCCCGTCATAGCTTTTCCAAAACTTGATATTTTCCCTGATAAAATCCAATGTATTAATACTTCTACTAGCTTTAAACGTTCCTATCTTAATACTTTCGTTTTCAAGGATAGGAGATAATTCTTTTTGTAAATTTTGTTTTCTCATAATACTATTCATTTAAATATTGCGTCCTGTAATTGGTCTTAGGCGTATTTCTTTTTCATATGTCATTATAATGGTTAATTGTTCCCGAATAAATTGAATGTGTGTTTTTTGTTCGTTTAACGGCAAAGAATATAGTTCTTTGTAAAATTCGTTTTCACTTATAATCTTACATTTGTTGTCTTTGCAATATCTTTTAAAATCTTTTTCCGTGCCGTTCCCAAAATTGAAAGCTAGTTTAATTTTTTCATTACACCAAACAGAGTAGCCACCGTCTTGTATAGCTTCATTGATTGATTTATACCGGCGGCCTGATATACCGCCGCTAAAACTGTCAATAGTAAATTGTATCATAATGTTTTTAGAATATTGGTTTGTTGAGTATTTTCCAATAGAAGGCTTTATTTTGCCTCTATTGGCGTTTTTGGATGGAGTATTGCACACATTCTAAAATATATTCGGCATGTTCCCGGGCCGCTTCCTGTTTTTCCTGTTTTGTGGGTGTTATTCCGTCATACTTGTATAACAGTTTGGCGGCTTCCCTGATTATGGTTTTCATTGTGCTACAATTTGCAAGGTGTTCTACCTGTGGCTGCACGCCCTTGTTTATTTTTTTGATTAGGGTATCTTGCAACCATGCCGTAATATCGTATATTTCCCGCGTATTGCGTATATACATTGCAAGCAAATTGGGTACGTAGTTTCTTCTTTCCATAATGTTACGTTTTTAATTGTTATTGTTTTGTTTCTGTTTTTCGATATAATCAGTTACCCGTATAGACAAGTATAGGCAACCTAGTAGTATTAATGTTTCGATCATAGTTATTTACTTTTGATTCTTCCAAACTCTATAATCATTATCGCTTTCAAAACACATATAACCGCCAAAAACTTTGGCAACATGTGTGGGCGTAAAAGGGCATTCTTTAATTGCCCGATATCTTGTTTCTACTTGTTCAAAAAATGTTCTCATTGTTATTTCAGTTTAAAAGTTATGTTTTCCGGAAGTTTGGTTTTGTCAACTGTTTTAACAAATTCATCAAACTGTTCTTGCGTTATCTTTGTTTCGTAGTCATTCCAATTAAACGCAAGTTCATTGCTATGATTGTAGTATATTGCGTTTTTAAGAGAAATTCCGGCGTCAAGAACGGCCAACATAACTAGCTTTTTGTTTTCCGCTTCTTGTATTTCTTTTTCACAGTCTGCAATTATTTCATTGCGTTTTTTCTCGTATTCTTCACGTTTTTTCTGGTCTTTCCGTTCCTGTATGGCTTCACTAGTATAATACCCGTCCTTGATTCTGTTTTCAATTAGTGTACGCTCTTCATCCGTCAATCTTAATACAAAACGTTCGTTTTCGGGCTTATATGGGTTTTCCCATGTGTTACCCGTTAAGGCTTCCAATTGCTTTATAGCTTTTAAACTTTCTTGTTCCCAACGATCTACGATTCCTAGGGTATATAGTAGGTATGTAAAGTACGCCTTATCCTCTGCACTATCACGTAATGTATTGTATTCCGTTTCGGTGATACGTAGGTAGTTTATTGTCTTTTCCTTGTCACTGTTTTTAAGGTGGTAGAAGCCATTTTCAACGGGATACATTGGTTGCCCGTAATGGTTGCACAAATGTAGATCAATAAACGTTTTAAACTGTGGAAAACACTTTAATATTTCTTCGTGACAACAATCACTAGCACACAAAACGAAACGCCCGTTCCTACGTTTTTCGTATATATCAGCCGTGATACTCCAATCACATATACCATTTTTGCCATAATCGTCTAAACTTATACGTACGTTCATTTTGTAGGTCACTCCATTTTCTACGAAATATTTTGCCACATTGTAGGATAAATTCTTTGCTTTCATAATTATATTCTCCTTGTATTATTCTTCTTATTAAACGATTCGTATATAATCAGTATACGCGTATAATATAACCTCGTTTACTATAGTAGATTTGCCTACGTCTACGTTCGCGTTCGTACGCTATTCGTTCCCTCCTGCATTCTTCTTCAAATTTCCGTTCCTCTCTTTCACGCTCCTTTGCTGCCATCACAATAACAAACACGATCCAGAAAACACCATATAACAACCCATAAGCCAAAGCCAAGGAAGAAGAAAGTAGATAAATAGGAGTTAACCAACCTGCTACTATTAATAACACTGCTAAAGTTTTCATAATGCTATATAATTTAAATTGTTAATAATGTATTATGTTTATACTGTGTTCTGTATCTATACGGGCTTACAACCGTTACCAACCAACCACACCGGGCAAGATGGCAGCTACATTACAGTATGCGCGTATGTATGTTTTTACGGCTTATATATACCAACCGTGACTAACAGACAAGTATTAAGACTTACGTATAGGATACACACGCACATACATTATATTGTATTAGGAAAGCTATTCGCATATTGCACTAAGTTCTTATCTCCATTATCAAGGATACCCGTACTTCTGCATCGTGGCTAGCTGCACCGCTATTTAATATTCCGCTTATTTCCTGTTTGCGGATCTGTACCACGCTCTCACCGTGGCAAGCTGTTTCAATATGTCATATATCGCTTTGTCATTCCGACACTGCAAACATACAACAAACTTATTTACCTTGTATATTTCTTTAACATCTATTATAAATTAAGCCCGTTTTTCCAAAATCAATACTGTTTATATACATATTTTAAATTAATATTGCATAATATTAATAGATCCGACCATGCAAGACCGATATTATGTTTAATTTCAAGATTTTTCAATGTTAATTTGTGTTAAATCTGTTTGTAAGTGTATGATAATCAAGGGATTACGAAATCTTCGTAGAAGTCACTTGTCAAGATTTTTTACTTGTAAATATTTAGAAATTCGATTGTCGTAGAAAAGAATTTATTTTTATTTACAAACGTTGAGAAACGAGGTGGGGTAAATGTGCTTAACTACCTGTAAATCAATACCATACCCCCCCTTTTATAGAGGCTTCGCTGCGGGTGTGTCGCTCCCGATAAATTTTTTTCTGAAAATTTTTTTCCCTCAAATTTTGCTCGGATGGCTGATTTTGCGTTTTGGAGGTGTATTTTCGGTAGTTTTCAACAAAATTGGATAAATCTTTACATAAAAAGTTACGAAAATCGTAGGTTTTTCGGTGTGTTTCGTAGGTGTGGTTGCATTTTTTATGTCTTTTTTTGCAGTATAAGTTATTGGTTTACAGCATTCTTCGTTGATTTCGTCGTTTTGATATGTATCTATACTAAATTACGTATGCAGTTTTGGTGTCTGTATGTGTATGTGTTATGTATGTATTGTGTATGTATATGTATTGTAATAGAGCATGTAAGGTGTACGTGTATGTATATGTTGTATATATATATTACTTTTAACATTTAATATACAAATTAATAGAGAGTAGATTTTCAAAGATCTACGATTCAATTTTTTTTGACAAGACTAAACAGCTTTTTTTCAGCGATTTAATCACTGATTTGTGCGAGTTTATTGACAAATGTTGAAAAACGAAGAGTTTACGAAGTCTACGAAAAAACAACGAATTTCGTAGGTTTTTTACGAATTTTCCCGAACCAATTAGTTGCATATGCAACTATCTGTGTTTAGATTTTTTATTTTATGTTAAATTAAGTCAATTTTACATTTCTTAACGTAGAAAATAATAAGTAGATAAAAAATTATAGTTAAATCATTTTAACTAAAATGAGAAAAATTATTACAAAAGTAAAAAATAACAACAATCAATATTTTTTACTTTTCCTATTCAAAGCATACTGTGGACGTGAAAGTAAAAAATCTTGTGTAAAGAAAGATAAACTATCTTCCTTGACACGAATTTGTTAATCACATAAACATTTGTAGTTAATTAATTTAACTACTAGTTTTCGTATTGTTTTTTGCGCTATATTTGCAGGTAAAATCAAGTAAAATGTGTGTGTAAAATATGGAAGAAGAAATAGAGATTAAACTTAGGTTGCCCGAATCAAGGCGTGTCGTATGCCTGTCCGATGCAATGCCCGACAGGGAACGTTGGTACAAGGGAATGAGGGTTCAGACACGGCTGTTCGGGTGGGTTACGCTCGTTAATGCTGCGGACAGACAGTGTTTCCTCAAACTTGACGAGCCGTTGAAGGACGGTACTAGGACGGTTCTTGTGTCGGAAGCGTCATTCATAAAACGCGTGCCCGTACCTTTAACTGCAAAGTCTATGGCCGCACAGGTCGCTGGTGTCAGCGTGGAAGGTGAAGTGCTGGAGTACGAGAGGAAAATGAAGAGGAAATGGGAGAAGGAGAGAAAGCATATAGAGGATATATGCGGAAAGTACGGATATGTGTTCCCGTCAGAGTGGAAACGGTCGTTGCGCAAGTTCGCTTCGTGGTGTGAGGGCCAGGTAAGGCAGTACGGGCATATCGTGGATGCCGACTATCTTATGCGGCATGACACGTCCGTTGTGGGCGGAAGGAGCGTGGATGATCTAAAGTTCGTGCCAGATGTGGATATGGTGGATGGGACCGGGGCGAACGGGAAGCCTTCCGCCGCTCGCGTTTCACGGTGCGCGCTCATGCCGGGAAGCATCGTCACCGCCATACGCAATGCAGGGAGCGAGATGGACAAGTCGGTGTCGTTGTGGCGGAACAGCTACTTCGTGAAGATGAGGCGTTTCGGGTACACGTTCAATACCTGCTGTGACGGGGCAAAGACACGTGATGATGCGTTCACATGGTTCAAGGACATCACCATACAGTACATGGCTGACCTTATAGAGTATTACGGGATAAGACGTGATTCCATCGTGTGCAGGAAACTGGAGCACATCGCGGACGTGTACTCTTCCCTTGACGATATGGACGCACGCCCTGACATATCAACGGACGATTATGACCTGTATCCCGTTGTAATGTTCGGGAAGGTTGTGGACCGGGAGAAATCGGTAGGATTAGTAGGATCGGTAGGATCGGTAGGATCGGTAGAGAAAGGAGGGGAAAATGACTGTCGCTGAATCTGCAAAGGCTTCTTATGAATACATCCTTGATTCCGTTATGGGCAAGCTGGCGGACAAGGGCGGTGGTCGCGGTTTCCGTAAAGCAAGGGATGAAGGCGAGTGGAAGCGTTCCATATCCGCTATGGTCGAGATGGATATAGCCGATGCGTGCAGGGAGTGCAATTTCAGACGCCACAGGAGCGGTTCTATCATGGCTTTTGACGGGAAGATATTCGTTCCCATGATGAAGGAGGATCTGATGCGCCTGTGCATGGATTTGTGCCGCATAAACGGTCTTAGCGAACTGTACATGACCGATACGAGCGAGCGTTTCTATCGTACCATTGTGAAGAATGTGACGCATGAGATATTCAATCCGAAGCGTAACTTCATCACGTTTGACAATTGTGTCCTTGACACGGAAACGATGGAAACGTTTGATTTCTCGCCCATGATAGAATCGTGCATACGTATCAATATCAATTATGACCCGTTGGCGCGCAGCCCGTTGTGGGAGAAGTTCCTAGACGATGTGATCCCTGTGAAGGATACCCAGGATGCCTTGCAGGAGTTTGTAGGGTGTGCTTTTGTTGACAGGAAGAAGATCAAGATGGAGAAGATGTGTTACCTTCTCGGTTGTGGTAGTAACGGTAAGTCCGTGTTCTTTGACGCTGTTGTCAACGCGCTAGGGAAGGATAATGTTTCTTATATGGAGATGGCTGACCTGTCGGGTGACAAGTCTACGTGCGAGTACAATATAGCTATGATAAACGGCAAGCTGCTCAACTACGCTTCCGAGATGGGTGGGAAGGATGTGAGCGGTGGCAAGTATAAGAAGTTCATATCCGGTGAGCCTACTATGGCACGCCTTCCGTTCGGTGAGCCTTTCCTTGCCGACATGATGCCGCCTTTCATGGCTAACCTTAACAAGATGCCTTCCGTTTCGGACCAGACTTACGGTCATTTCAGACGCTCCCTTGTTATCCCGTTCTATCGTGTGTTCAAGGAATCGGAACAGGACAGATCTCTTCCGTTGAAGCTGTCAAAGGAATCGGCGGCTATTATAAACTGGATAATAGAGGGTGCAAGACGGTTTGTGAAGAACAAGGGTGAATTTACGAGAAGTTATACGATAGAATCCGTTACGGAGAATGCCAGACGTGATTCCAACAGTGTCCTGTCGTATCTTTACGATTCGGGGTATGATTCTTCTGGTGATATTGAGGAATCCGCCATTCGTGACCGTGACCTGTATGTGAAATACATAGCATACTGCAATGACTGTGGCGTAAGACCTTACAGTAAGAGAAAGATGGTTGACATGATACGCCAGGAAGGCTATTCCGTCACTTCCGCGTGGGATGAGAACAGGAACAGGCTGTTTCAGGTCGTATTAAGACGGAAGTATAATCCTGACGAATACCTTCTGCAACAGGCTGATGATATAATGAAGGAGGATTTGCCGTTCTAAATTTTGCAGTTTTAAAAAAAATACTTAGTTTTGTAGCGTCAAATCAATCATGGGAGAGGCAAACTCCTGTGACTTCAATCATTGGAGTTATTTTTTTTGCCATGACATATTGTAGTAGTATAGATTAAGATATTGCGCCTACCGAGTGGAGCTACGGAAACGCCTCCGAAATAAACCCTATGGTTGATTTGACAGCTCGTAGTAGGCGCACTTTTTTTATTGTTATGAATGAACTAGTTTTTAAAGGTCAGAATGACCAAGTTTTAACTAATAGTGTAAAAGAATTTATAATTACAATGTTCCCAAGTTGTGTAGGATATGTAGAGTTTTGTGAAAACGATTATGGGAAATATATGCTTTACGAAGATGGTACTATATATAACCAGCTTACATTAGCTAATGCACTTATCGAATATGCCTGGATGCACGATTTTGATAAAGCAATAGAAGTAAATAAATTTCTTTTTGGGGATTGTGAATTATTGTATTATGCCATATTTACTACTATGGCGGAAGTATTAAAACTCTCAAGAAAAAAATCCTTTGATAGATGCACGTACTTGATGAAAGATAAAGTTACTGGGTTAGTAAAAATAGGTTCTACGTCTGATATTAAAACGAGATATCGAACGCTTTCGTGCGGAAATCATAATTTATTAGTCATTGCAACTATTGACGAAAATATAGAAAATGAGCTACACCGCAGATTTTCAAATAAAAAAGTAAAAGGAGAATTTTATTCAATTGACGAAAATGAAATATTATCAATAATAAAAGAATACGGTTTCTCCACTTATTTAAAACCTTTCCGAGAATATAACGAAAATTAAAGATTATTTAACCGTTATTGTTTTTACCATATTACTTTAATATGTATTTTTGCTGAAAAATTTTATTGTGTATGGATAATAAAGAGATTGTTTTATTTGATAGAAGTATTCGTGTTACTTCTGATTGGTATGTATGTGTGTCTGATGCCCAGTGTGCGATAAATGAATCCCGTAACAGGACTGGTTTGAAAAGATATAATTTCAGCCAGTGGTTAAAGACGCTTTACGTAAGTGATATGGTTTGCAGTATTAATGAGAGCGGCAAGGATGCTTTTAAGGTTGAGTTTGACAATGATTCGGGTAAGATAGAGCAGTATTGTCATTTTGGTGTGTTTGTTAATATGATTTTGTCGGCAAGTCCTGTTAGTGGTGTGCTTGACGATGAGGATTGGTTTAATGATTACGTTTGTGATGTATATTCCATTGACGGTCATGTTTATGAACATGCCAAGATACTTGCCGTTGGCGGTTTGTGGCGTTATACGACAAAGAATGCCAGGTTCAGTGATGATATCCGTATGATGGATGATATCATGTATTCCGTTCCCGATGGTGACAAGGATGCTGTGTATAGCCTGTTCTTTGATTTGTTAGGTACGTTTTATTACAATTGGGAGTTTGCGTTGCGTTATGCGAAGAAACTTCTTTTAGGGGATGTGGAGGAATGATTATGAAATGTTTTATTCGTTTTGTCATGTTTCTCATATACGTTGACATTGTATTTGTTCTTCTTGTGTTTATGGTTCCTGCTGAAATGGCGTACCGATGGTCGGGTGGACGTAAGCCTTGTGGGTATGTTTCATGCCTTTCTGATTTTCTAGGATATCCTGACGGTTATCGTTATACGTTGAAGGATTTCTTTAGGGATATAAAACAGGGATGGCGTAATTTTAAGTAGTGACATGGCTAGTATTGATTATGATTATATTTTTTCCAATCTTGATACTGTGCTTGGACTTCCTTTAAGGCGTAGGGGTAAGCGGTGGACGTTGCCTGCCCGGATAAATCTGGAGAGCCATAGCAGGAAGGATAAGCTGGTTTTCTATATGAACAAGTCGGGCAGTATCACCGTTACCGAGCAGGGCGGTGATTCTGTCAACCTGTTTGACTTTCTCGTGTCTTATCTTCCCGGTTGCAGTAGTGCTTCTGATGCTTTTAGGATTCTGTCAAGCCCGGACGGTTGCAGGATGAGTTTGAAGGATTTCTACGAGAGGGAGTATGATTCGGGTAGACAGGAATCAAGGTTTGTTGATGTGAAGTATGTTGACAGGATTAGCGATGCCGGGCATTGGAAGGGTAATAACCTGTACGAGTACCTTTCAGGTGTTTTCGGTGTTGATTCCGTGAATGATGTGTTTTCAAGGTATAAGGTAGGATGTCTTGGAAGGGAATCCGCTGTGTTCTGGTATTCCGACAAGGATGGTAATGTGTGCCATGACAACAGGATAAGATATGGGGTGAACGGTCACAGGAAGAAGGAAACCCATGCTTTCAGGAAGTTTACTACGGGAGAAGGGTTTACCTATCGTGGTTATTTTAAGCCGTTTTTAGGGGATTATTGCAGCGATGCGATAACTTGTATGGTTGAATCGGAAAAAACCGCCATAATAGCTTCTATGGCTTTTGGTAACGGTTTTGTATGGATAGCTTGTGGCGGAATGAACCAGCTTGGAAATAAATTGCCAAAAAATGTTATTTTGTTCCCCGACTTTGATAATAAAGCTATATCTTTGTGGGGTGACAAAGGACGTGTGGCAAGATGGTGGGAACACCCTATCCTGTCTTTTGGATTGAAGCATAACGATGATATCGGAGATGCTGTTATTAATAATTTGAATAGTATTAACATTAAAGAATTTAGGAAATGGATATTGGAATAGGAATTGATTTTAAGGAAAATCTTCTTTCATTGCGTAATTATATCTCTTTGGGATTTAGTTGTGATGATATTGATTTCAAGAACGCAGCTATTGCTTTCATTGACAGAATGATGGAAGAAGTGTTGGATGATCATGATGTGAATTTCTTTGACGCATTGCAGAATGTGATTGATAACCTTAGTGAGGTTAATACGGTAAAGGATTTTCACGATATTTGCTGTGAATTTTATCATGTGATGGATGAGAACGAGTGTGTCATGCACCGTGAGTTCTTTGAAAAACTGAAAAAATATCGTGAAAGCAAGATTGAACGTATTGTTCCTTTGAAGGAAAAAGACTGCATTGTCATGGGTAATAAGTATGTTGAATTAGGTAGCGGCAAAGAGTGTGTCGTTGACAGTATTATCCACATGCTTAGTGAAAATGACCGAATGATTAAAGATGCTGTTTTGTATGTAGACCATCTTGGTCAGCGAATAGCGTGCTCTATTGATGAGTTTAGGAAAAAGTTTGGGGTGAGGAAATAAATCCTAGTAAAATATTTGATGATATAATTTTATTTAGTATATTTGCACTAAATTAAATTATATTAATATGAAAACAAACGTTACAATGATGTCTAATGACAGAAAATTATTTGGGGTAACTATTAGACAAGATACCAAAAATCAATTTTTATCTATAACTGATTTGCAGGAGGCATATACTAGGGCTAGAATTGAAAAAGGATGGAATGAGAAGAGGGTTGAAAATATATTATCTAACAATTCGTCTTCTGAGCGTATATATTATATCCTTAATAAACAGGGAATTATAAAAACAGGATTTACTGCTTTTATTGATGAGGTTAATAAAAGTTCCTTGGTTAAGGTTTTAAAGAAGTATGGTGTTTATAAGACTCTTGGTGCTCGTAACAATAGACATGTTTCCTGTAATCCTTATATTTGGGTTCTTATTGCTCTTGAACTTAACCCTGAAATATATGCTACTGTTATAATGTGGTTGACAGATAATTTGATTATTAATCGTATTGAAGCTGGTGATAGATATAATGATTTATGTCGTTCGGCATCTAAGTTTGATGATGTGGATTACCGTATCATAGCAAAAGGATTGAATTATATTGTTTTTGGTGTCCATGAAACAATGATAAGAAATACAGCTACTCAGGAACAATTAAAAGAATTGGATGATTTGCAAAAATCTTTATCGTTTGCTATAGATATGGGGTATATAAAATCTTTTTCTAATTTAATAGATGAAATGAGGAAAATTTATAAGAATAAGCATGCCTAAAGGAGAGATAAGGATTGACGGTAAGGTGATGGGAAAGGATTACGGTAGGTATTTCTATTCTCCGCGTGGTAATATGTGGGCTGTCACCTTGTGTACGTATGACTGTGATGATGGTCGTATGTTTGAAAAAATAGAGTTGTATAGGACTAAGGATGAGGCTAGGGAAGCTGCATTCAGATTAAATACGGAGGAACACAATGGGTAATACGGATTCAAGTGTAATAAAACTGCCTAATGGGTATAGATTGAATAAGATTGACGATTGTACTTACGAGTTGGTAAAGATTGACGATTTCAAGAAAGGAGATTTCCTGTTTGCTAAAAGCAGGACAGGAGATTTAATAGATTATGTATTTATTAATACTGGTGGTTTGAAAGCTAATTTCTTATATAAGGACAAGAATGTTCTTATCTGTAATTTAGAGTTTAACTTTTCTAACAACTATGATATCTCAAAGGCTACTCTCGAACAGATTGCTGCCATGAGAAGGCTTTTATCCGAGAATAATTTTACTATTGTTGATGGTGAAGTTGTTCCCATTACAGATCCTGTTGTCGGCTTTGTTATTGTTAATGATGTGATTTATCCTGCAAGCAAGATTTACAGAAGCAGGGAATGCGCTATGTATGATTTAAAGAGAAAAGGAAATAAAAAATGAATCAAGTAAAATTTGTAAAATTAAGACGGGATGCAGTTCTTCCCGAAAAAAAAACTGATGGTGCTGCCGGGTATGATTTGTATGTTCCTGACAACACGTTGATAAGAAAAGGTCGTAATCTGATTAAACTTGGTATAGCCATTCAGATGCCATCAAATATGAAGGCTATTATCAAGCCGAGAAGCGGATTTTCCCTGAAAGGTATTATTGGTGTTGACGGGAAGTACCATGACGCTGATGTGTTGGATGGTGTTATTGATTGTGATTATACTGGTTGTATCGGTGTTATAGTGAAGAGTTTTGAGAAAGAGCCTTTCTATATTGCTGCCAAGGAGAGGATTGCTCAGCTTCTTTTCAGTAATTATATTGAGGTTGAATTTGTTGAGGTTGAAAGCCTTGATTCAACGGATAGGGGTGATGGAGGTTTTGGTCATACAAATAATGCAGGTAAATGAAAACAAAGAAAATAGGCAAAATTTACGATAAAGGCTACGATAGTGTATTGAACAAGTATTTTGTTCTTGCTATGTTTGTTGAGTTTGGTGAAACGAAGTATGACCGTATTTTCTTTTCTGATAAGAAGGATGCGGATAACATAAAAGTTGGTGATTTGTTATGATTGGAGTTACGTTGAACAGCAAGGTAAAAATTATAAGCCGTGGTAAATACATTTCACTTCACGGTGAAGATTCTGTAAGCAAGTCAAATGTGTTCGGTAAATTTGTCACTGTTAAATACTGTTTTGAGAATGGTGAAAAGTTTCTTTGTGCGGATGACCAGGGTAAAGAGTATATTCTTTTCTCGGATTGTATTGCTTATATTGATCATGTTAAAGAGAGAAGTATTCTTGATGAGGCAAAGGATATCCGCAGCAACAGCAGGCAGTCTGACTATGGTGATGCAGTAGTCAATTTTGAAAATATTTCCAAGGTGGCTTCTTTGATTACTGGAAAGGAATTATCTCCTTATGACTGTGTTGCTGTACAGATAGCTGTAAAGCTATGCAGACAGGGATTTCATAAAAAGCGTGACAATATGGTTGATTTGGCTGGTTACGCTGATATAATGCAATTGATTGTAGATAAGGAAAATGTGAGAAATGGGGAAAAATGCTGACAATGCTTTGATGTATCGGAGAGTTTTAGCGGCAAGCGGTCTTTCCGATACTGATGTTAACAGGAAAAGCAGAAAGCATGATATTGTGATGAACCGTGCTCTTGTGTGCTGTGTCATGCGTGATATGGGTTTAAGTATGTCTGAAATTTCTGATTTTCTATGTATTGACAGGAGTAGCATATACAATCTTTTAAAATATTCTTCTGAACTTGACGAGAAGGTAAGGGAGATAAAATCTAGGATGAAGGAGGAAAGATAATGGGTTTGAATAAAGGATGGGGTAAACTTCCCCTTAGTAACAATCTTCTTATTGACGATGAAAAACAGAAGAAGATTGATATAGCAAAGCATATTGATGATGCGAATGAGATGGAGTTATGGGCTGCGTCCGCTTATGTCATAGATACCAATCCTGTCTTGTTTTACAAGGCAACACACGTTATTGACGAGGGTATGTCAGAGCGTTCTTTGCTTATGAAAGCCAAGCAATGGGTTAATTCTCCAAGGATAACCCAGATTGTCAATTATGCCAAATCTTCCATGCTTGCTTCCGATTATGTGACACCATCCATGAGGCGTGTATTGGAAGGTGAGAATAAGGAAAAGACAAAGACTTTGATAAACAAGGATAACCTTGAATTTGAAGATGCGATAAGCCTTATAGAAAGTTTCCTAAAGCGTTCTGATATAGACACTGCTGATTTTAAGGATGTGAAAGGTGCGCTTGATATGCTTGCAAAGTTCAAAGGATGGCTTTCTGATGATGATGCCAGTGAGGATTTCTATGACAAGACAACTATAGCGTTTTTCCCATACGATTGCGACAAGTGTGTCCGTGCCAAGGCAGGGTTATGCAACAAGTGTGTATATCATCGTGAATCAACAGGTGATCTTAGTGATGATGAACGTAAATGGATAAAGGAAAACGATACATGGAAAGGGTAGTCTATGTCGGTAAGGAAAACTACTAATTTGACGGTAAGGAATAAAGAAAGGGAAAGGCGTGTAAAGGAAATAGAGGAAGAGGGAGTATTTGATTATTTCCATAAATTTACTCCTGTCCAGTTGTACAAGTACCTTTCACCTCTATGTAGTATTGATGCGTTACGGGTATTACGTTTGTGCGTATTATCCGCACAGAGGGGAGATAATATGATAACGTTGAAGTTTATAAGGAGGCAACTGAAATACAAGCCCAGGCGTTCTGTTTTTGATTCATTGATAAATGCCGGATTGATAATAGAACCAGTTCCTAATGTTTTTTCCTGTACGGTGAAGGTGAACGAGTATTCTCATATATTGAGCATGATGCGTATTGATGATAATGCTCCCGATGTTGTAGATGTGGATGATTTAAATTGTTACAAAGTTGTAGCAGAGGATAATATTAGTTACCGTGTCGTTAGCAAACGGGGGAGTGTTATAAAGAGTTTCACTGAAAAGAGTGAAGCGAGCAATTATCTTGACGAACTGTATTTCCCTAAAGGTGAAGATGGTGATGTGGAAGCATTGTCGAAAGAGGAAGAGGAAGAATTAACCATTTAGTTAACTATTTTTAGTATTGTTTTCTGTGTTAGTTTATTTTTTAATATTACTTTTGTCGCATGAGATATTGCTATGATAAAGAACGGTATGATTATCTTGTCAACGAGATTTTTAAATGTGGCAAGATACTTAAAGAGAACACAACTAACGGTAAGGAAGTTAGTTGGAAGGTTTTCTGGATAAGAGTGGACGCTCACAAAAGAAGGCTGTCCGCAATGAGAGAATTGGACAAAATCAAAGAGGAAAAGTATAAAAAATAAAAAAAATGGATTTAGTATTAAATTGTAAAGTAAAAAAAGTAGGTCAGTTACAGGCTGGTACAAGTAAGGCAGGTAATCCTTGGCAGAAGAGAAATTATCTCGTTGAGGAAATTGGTTCCATGTATGCCAAAGAGGTGTATTTCTATGTAATGGGTACCCTGTGTGATCTTCAATTGAAAGAGGGCGATACTATTACTGCCCATCTTGAAATCAGAGCAAGAGAATATCAGGGAAAATATTACAATGAGGTTGGGTGTTTTAAGATAGATATGCCGCAACCAGCACCTGCGCCTGCACCTGCACCTGTTCAGCCTGAAAGACGGGATGATTTACCCTTTTAAAATTGCAATGCTTTCTGAAATGTGTGATTTTTACTTGTATTGATTAATTTCTTGTTTTTGTTTGCGGATGGAGGTTTATCTTTTTTGCCATATTTCGGGTTTCCTCCATCCGATTTTTTTGTAGTTAATAATGAAACGAATAAAGAGTAAATTTCCTTTAGCTGACATATTCAATTTTGTATTGGGCAAGTTATCCGTTTTGGAATCTATTTCTAAGCCTGTAACTTTCTCTTCCCGTGATAATGCTTTACCTGCATTGTATTATGATGTTGTGTTATATGAAAAATACTTTAATGATACAATGTCTAAACTTACAGGGTGGATTGATGTTATCAATGAATATAAGTCTGTTGGCTATGATCATTCTAAGTTTGTTGAAATGAAAACAAACGAGTATAAAGAAACATGGCCTTTTGATTCGGAAGATGATATCCCATATTTTTCTTTTAAGAGTTGTTTGGTATGTGAAGATTATAGGGATATCGTATTGGATTGCTCTGATGATGATATTACAAGCATGATGAATGTAGTTAGTCTTATGAGCCGTTTTGATGTATGTGAGTTCTTCAAAATTCCTTCATACAAAATTGAGGAAGATGGAACTATACATGAAAGAACTTTTGCAGACAAGGAGATGGATAAGGCTTCAAACAGCGTGATGATTGATGATGTTCGTTCTACTATTATTCATGTTAACAGGAAGATTCATTCTTTGGTTGACTACATAAAAAGCATTGACGAGGATAAATTTGATGAGAGCGTTGTGATAAAGATAGAAAGGAATGTATTTGAAATACTTTATTTGGAACAAGATATCAATTAAGGCACTGATATACAAGCGGACACCACAGATAAAAGAGGAACTTTTATCTTAATGCTTAATTCGCAAAAAAAATAACTCATAATATATATAAATTTAGGCAGTAATTATTATCTTTGTGGTGATTTTGTCACCGTTGAAGATCCTTAAAACAATATTTATCTTATGGACTGTTGTCTGGATCTTAATTATTTTCATAAAAAAACGAGTAGGGGTGGTATAGTCCTTTTCATTTATACTATAACCACCCCTTATTTACTAAACGTATGAGAAAAAAAGAACTTCTTAAAAAGTTGAGAGAGTATCAATCTTGGCGGAAAGGTGCTGATACTCCCATGATACAACCATCTGAATTAACTAGGATTATTGATTCCGCAATAACGGTGATAGAAAAGTCTGATACAAGCAAGGTAAATGCTGTGCTGTTTAGAAAAGAAGTGATAGACAAACTTCACATCACTGTTGGTGCTATGATTTTGGACGGGTATGATGAGTTGGATTCTTGTGTAAAATATGTTAATGATTTAATACGTGAGTTAGATGAAAATTAATTTGTTTGTAAACGGAAATTTGGTGTGCGACCGAAGCGAAGCGAGGGAGCACAGGGGCAGTCTAGCTGCACAGGGGCAGTCTAGCTGCACAGGGGCAGTCGAAGTTATAACACTATGTGGTGGGGAACTTCCTAGTGATTATGACATTTCTGATGCTGTTATAATTGATGGCGATATTCATTGTCGTAGTATCAGTTGTAATGGCATTGTTGTTTGTAAAGGTTCTTATACCGTTATAGAGGAAGGGGGTGATTATGGGTCACTCTAACGGTAAAATCACCGCACCTGTCGGATTGGATAGTGATGTATATCCTACCTTAGGTATTGGTCCTACTAGTAACGGTTATGATTTAGGGTATGCTTGTCTTAGCGAAAAAATTAATATGTGGAGTTATATAAAACCCAAAGAAGCGTCTAGCCCTTCATTTGACAACGCTAGTTTACCTGGTATAATTTATGATTCTGTAAATAAGAAATTAGTATATGATAGACCTAAAACATGGTATAGGCTTACTGATTTTGATGGATACGATCATGGGGCTAAACCTCTTACAATAGATAAAGATATTCTAACTAATCCTGTAGATGCTACAAAGACAACGTTTGTACTTACAATTTCACCATATTGGGCTGATTCTAGGTATAATTGGGGTAAAATACTTGGGGGATTTACTTGGTCTAATATGAAGATAAAGGTGGAAGTATATAATCAATTAAAGAAGTTGGTGGATTCTGGAGTTTTCGTTGTAAGTAGTATTGATAGTACAGGAAAAATTTCAATTACCCTTAATCGCAATAATCTCATATCTATGGGGGATACATATATTTATATTAAGGGTTATTTTTGTGATTACAGTGGAAATGTATTATGCTTAATTCCTACTACATCTGACGGATTTATTCGTAAGCCGATAGTGGTTACTCAAAGTCTTTCTATTACACTTGGAGATACAACAGCCAACGCTTCTGGATTCTCTGTTTACGGACAGTTGACAAATGGGTCTACTTCTTCTAAATGCAGATTAAACATTACAAATAACACTTCTAGTGATTACGTTGCTTCATCCGGCAGACCATACGCTAGATATAGATGGAGAGCGAAAGATGGATCTTATACAGGTCAATGGTCAGGTAATATATTGATGCCTTCGTGCACAAATATTCCTAAATCATTTACTCGTAATGATGTGGTTGATGCTGGTAATCCACCGTCTTATGGTAATGTTACTCAATGGTATGTTGATTATCAAGTTATTATGTATTGAATACTGGATATAATATACACAAGCAATGGGCATGGAACGGCAGCTTAGGTCTGTCTGTGTGTATTCTATATTGCTCGTCAATGCAGAACTGGCATGGATTTTTAGACGTTACTGCTGTCCTCCATCCCTTGAAATTTGGAATGTTTTTCCATGAGTTGTAATTTGCTTCATTGAAAATACCTAGAATCATCTGTTGTTCTATAACATACAACTGGCTTATACCGTTTGTAGCATATCCTCTACCGTAGTGTTTCTGTTTGCTTGGCGGAATAAATGATACGTTATATGGTGATGATATGTTATTCCATATCTTCTTTTGAACCTCATCTGTTATTTTTTCTATATTGTTCGTTTTTATTGACAGTAATGTATTGGCAAGATATACTTCAACAACAGCGCGAAATCTGTTTGTGTTTGTGTTTATTCTCTGCTTTGTTGTTTCTCCACCGTATGTCCTTTCCATATATTCCTTAATGCCGTTATCCGTCATTGAAATATACTCCCATCCAAGATCATCGTTTAGTTCGAGTGACAGCTTATTGCTTTCCAATACATATTGGTATATGTCGTTATATATATCCTCACGGAACTCTTTGGTCAGTTCCAGCACTTTTTCTTTTTGGCTATACGGGAGTTTTGATATTGACTTGAACGATTTAGCCCCTGCCAAAAGGAATACGGCTAGAAGATCTTTAGAGAACTTTTTTGCACGCTCTCTGGTTGACGATTTTATACCGTTTGCAAGTCTTTTTACTTGGAAGTAATAGTCTGCAATCTTAGATATTTCTTCTTTGTTGATCATTGGCTTCTACTCTTTCTGTTATTCCGTTTGCTACCATATTTATCATAAAACTCTTGAAATCGCTTTGGCTGTAAACCTTTTGTCCGATTGATGCTAGAGTTTGAAATATGACAATTTGATTCTCATACAAAACCTTTTGGTTCTGTATGATAGCGTCAAGTTTCGATAATATTTCTCTTTCGTTGTCCATAGTGCAAAGGTATGTATTAGACTTTAATTTACCATACAAATTGTTTTATTTCATTGGGTGTCATTGTATGTTTATATGTAATGTAACAAAAAAGGCAACAGTGAAGATTCACATCTGCCTGCTGCCAAATTAAAAACATCGTAATGGTTTCATTTAGATAGTGCAAAGTAACAGAAAATATGGTATGGTATTAATGTACATTTTCACACACATTTTAGAACGTTAATCCGTTCGGGGCGATACCAACGCCCACTATCGGCTATCATAAATGAATTACCGAATACTTTATAATGGTGTAAATTTGTTCCTTAATTCCCATCTAAATATCAACTAGCTTAATTATTACATTGCAAATATAATACTTTTTTGTATATTTGCAATGTATCAATAAATAAAAAAAATCATGGAACTATTAGTAGAAAGAAAATGGTGTAAGTCTGATTATACTATAGGGCGTTTGTATATTGATGGTGAGTTTTTCAGTAATACGCTTGAAGATCGTGTTGTTGACGTGAATAAGAATGGAGTGTTTGATGGAAACGAGAAGAAGGTTTATGCTGAATCTGCTATTCCTTATGGAAGATACCAGGTTATATACAACTGGTCCCCAAAATTCGGGCGTAATATGCCAAGACTGTTGAATGTTCCTCATTTTGAGGGTATTCTTTTTCACGCTGGGAATACAGCAAAGGATTCTGCCGGATGTATCCTTGTAGGTAACAATACATCAAAAGGCAGACTTACCGAATCACGCTATACTTCTGACAAGTTGAACAAGTTGATTGACGATGCGATAAAGCGTGGCGAACAGGTTTGGGTTACGATAAAGTGATCAATCATATGTTAAAGGAAATATAGGAGCGATATTTTTGTCGCTCCTTGCTTTATAGTAATAACAGATGTATAGTGCTATACTATTCTCGCTAATTTTCCATCAGACGGTTTTCCTCCAAAAAGATGATTGATATATGCAAGACCTTTCTGTGTACATAGAACAACCATCACAACAAAACCTGGGTGATTCTCTCTTGGAATAGGTTTTTCTTTCATCTCGAAATACCCAGCATCAATATATTTCTGTTTTGGCTCATTCCTGTTAGCAAAGAATACTCCTGCTTCACGAAGCTTCTTGAACAAGGTATTTCGTCCGAATGGTAAGCCGAGTATCTTGGCAGCCTGTCCTATATCGCACTTGCCTTCCATTGCAAAGGCTTTGTCGGCGAAGTCCGCTTTGGGCTGAATTTTGGCAATCTTGGCATCTTTTTGTTCGATTTGCTTTTTCTGTTGCTCCGATTCAATGCGCAACCGTTCTTTCTCCTTTTCAGAAGCTACCAAAGCCTCCAAGGCTTCAAGATAGGTTTGCGGAGTTTGGATAGCCTTTTTCTCATTTTCGAGATATTCAAGACGGTCTATGATTTTTTCACGTAGCACTGCATCGTAGCCCGAAGCGAGAATAAGACAACCTTTCGGAGTTAGATTAAATAGAGGTCTTTCTTGACCGTTAGCGTCTGTGTATGAGCCCAATCCAAAATTGGATTCGGCTACACCTTGCGATAATAGATTGCGAATATCACGCATAACATGGGCATGTTGTTTACCCGTGACCTCTGCTATTTCAAGGGAGGTCATACCTTTTTGATTTGGAATTAAACTTTCCATACTTACTATTGTTTGGCATTATAATTATAGACAGAAAAACGGCTGCCATTTCCCGTGTCGCCAAACAATAGTAAGATTTTCTCCGAAGAGGAAATATTACGCAGGAAAGACAGCCGTGTATTTTCATACAAGCGATTGGGCATAAAAAAAAGCCAAGCTAATATAGTGAGCTATAACCGTGCTCTACGGAGAAAGAATACTTTACTATTGTTTGGCATCACAAAGTAAATAATAATTTTTGATATATAAAAACTTTGTGGTGTGATTTTTTTTAAATTAATCCAAGCACCATACCTACTGCTCCCCAGAATACATCTCTCCATTCGGGCACTCCTTGTCTAAGCCACTTATCGTATATTATTTCTTTTCCCACAAGAATAAACAAGGTTAGTGCTATTGCTGTCCATACGGAGAAAAACCATTGCGCCATGCTTACTACAAGTATTCCTGCAATGAGATGTTCCATTCCGTCAACTCTCAAATTGTTAAGGCAAATATAGTCTAATGCCCTTCTTATTTTTCTTAGTAAATTTGTAAATTTTCCCATAGTTTAGCTGTTATCGTTGTTATCGTTGTTTTCATTGTTTTCATTATTTTCTTCTATCGCCACCCTAGCTTCCATATCGTTTAATCTTCTGTCTTGTTCGTCCATTCTATCATCTTCGTTATTTGCAGCGAAATCGCATTCCTCTCTTGCTGTCTGTAATGATATTATTCGGGCGTTTACAAGCTGAACGATTGTGTTGTTCCATTCAGAGAAGTCTATGTATGAGTATGGCTCTATGGTAGCGTTTATTCTTAGAGCGTTATAACCTGTTGCGTCACCTTCCATTACTCCTACATAGTATTTGAATATATTGGCCATGTCATTTATGGCTGTATTCATCATTTGTGCATCACTTCTCGCCCATTCCATTTCAGGCTCGTAATACATTGCTGTTGTTCCAGTAGGTCTGTCACCTGACGATGATTGCATTGGCGGAACGACACCGCTTCCGTCAAGTATCCCGTTGTATATGTTATCTATTTCGGTGAACAGTGAGTTTGAAGCATCCATTTTACCCATGAACTGTGCATCATCTTCTGCTCCTACACGTAAAATAGAAGTTCCTCCCAATCCGTTTCTTTGAATGTTTATTCTTCCGTTTGTCTTGATAAGTAGCATTTGGAACGCCTGTCGTGTGTTGTATTCTCCTATCATGGACATTAAGAACTCGAAATCGTCTATCAAGTCCTGTACTGCCCCCCAAAATGGAAGTTCAAGCCGTAAATATACCACAGGTATAAATCCCAGGTTATGGAATTGATGCAGTTGTATGATATTTCCGTTTTCGTCAATATCCGTTGCTATATCTCCGTTGGAATCAAGGGTGTAAAACTCATCTTTAGTCCATACATCGACAAGTGTGTCTGTATGTTCTTCTCCGTCAGCCGATATGTATGTGGTTGTATATTCTCTTGCGAAAGCTATTCTTTCACCTCTCCTGTTTTTATGCTCATACAGTGTATCTCCTTTTGAATAGCTGAAAGACCTGTATTTTATCTCGTCCTTGTCCTTATATATATATATGGCAGCATCTCCTACTTTCCCAGCTTCGCTTATAAGTTCAAACTTGGCTGTTTCCATGAGAGAATCAGTCCAGTATTCCTTGTATGTTGTCAGCTTATCCCTGTTCTGCTGGTTTGACGCGCTTTTCTTTATCTGAAATTTAAGAGGATTGGTACATAGGTGTGACACCCTTTTCTTGTGTATCATCCTTTGAAGAGGAAATGCTCGTCTTTGCAGTACATAGGGAGTTGATGCCAATTTCTTTTTTCTTTTCTGAGCACCTACATTCGCGCTTTCATCATCCGATGATGTGGCATCCTCGTCTGACGGGATGCTGTCTTTCCAGTCGGGTCTGTTGTGTATATAATGTCCTGATGTATCCCATTGCGCTAGAAAATCATCTTGTGACATATATTTGTATATCAAAGTGGAGCGTCTTGGCTTTTTCTTTGTTCCTCCACCTCTTCCATCGTCACATCTTGACGGAAGTGCCACTTTGAACGGTTCTTTTCGTAATAAAACGTCTAATTTTAAAATTTCCATAGGTAATTATAAATATTTTAATTCATCCATTATATCGTTAGGTATGTCAATCATTACATCGCATATATCAAAATATGTCCTGTATAAAAATGTTCCTTCTATCAAGTCGGGCGAGCATCCTACAATCTTTTTTGCCTCCTGTTTTTTCAGCAGTCTTAGTTTCCCGTTTTCCCTTTCCACGTCACGTCTTATTGCTCTTCTCTGATCCATCAGTGCTTCCCGTATTGTTTTGTTCACATACGGTTTGTCAAGAAGTTCCGGGTTTATACTGAATCCGCAATATCCTAGGTTTGTTCCTTTTATACGTGTTACCATCTCATCGGCAAGCTGTGCCCTTAGATCGAAATAGAATCTTACAGGCTGATCATCCTTGCTTTTGTCTAGTCTTTTCGGAACGCCTCTAAGTATTGCCAGGCTTTCGGGGAATGCGTCACGAAATGTAGGTGCTCCAAGACCGTCAAATGCCAGTCTGTTTTCACCGATTCCCCATTTCCGTAGATTGTTTCTTACCCATAGGTTCAAATTCCTAGGCTTTAATGTGTTTGACCATTCTAGGTCTTGTAAGTGATGTCCTATGAAGTGCCCCATTACACAAACGTCACCAAGACCGTATGCTATATCCAGTGTAGCACATTCAAAGTAATCGTCAAACACAGGCTGCGATGAGAACATTTCCTCCATTTCGTCACGGGTTATCCACTCGTTTCCCCCTTTTATCAGCTTCCATGAACCTAATGCGTTTATGGATACTTCCTGTGCTGTTCCTCCAAGGTTTTTCTGATAGTCGGGATTGGAAGCCATAAGTATCTTGTTATCTTCCAGCCCGGAAGCTATAAAGGTTATGCTCTTGATGTATCTTTTACAGTTTGTTTCGTCAATTTTGGTATTTTTACCGAATCTTGCGATGATATAATCTTTTGCCTGAGCAAATACTTCTTGTGGGCTGTCACCCCATGCTGTTTCATGTATAGTATCTCCATATTGAAAGAAATATCTTACTTTCCCCGATCTTTCTGGAATTGCTATTCCATCATCGTCTACCCACCATGATACCATTGCTCTCCAGAAATCGCTGTACGGATTTGGGTTGCACGCGCCTATAAGGCTTGTTCTTAGTCCTGATGATGAACGCAATACCGTTTGAAGGTAGTTTATGATAGGTTCTGTTGCCTGTGAGCACTCGTCTATCGCCACCTTGACAACGTTACCACCCTGTTGTCTGTCCTTAAATTCGCTTACGCCTTTTTCTCCCGACAAGCAGGCATCCCCAAAATAATCATATCGTATTTCACCTCCTGCGTCAAGTCTTGAAAGGCGTTTTGAATCAATATACTCACCATAAGGTTCAACCATCTTTGAAACCACTTTAAGAATACCGTCCGCTTTTTCTGCGGATGTCTTGTCTTTACGGAAAACAAGTGCGGAAAATGACGGGTGGTTGCATGAACTCAGTATATCCATTCCAAGACATACGGATTTTCCTCCCCCACGATTCCCGTGAAGTATCTTTATTCCTGCCCTGTTCCTTAGAAATGCCTCCTGTGAACCTTTCTGTGGGGCAAGCATATTTACCTTGTACCCCTTGCTTCTTCTGTCCTCTATATATCTTTGGACGAAATCAAGGCTTTTATATGGTATGATTCCCCTTTTGCCATATCGTTTCAGCGATTTGACAACATCTTTAGTCTTTAATCCTCGGTATTTTAAGTCAATTTCTTCCATCGTTTTCTATGTATCCCGCAAATATAATATTTTTTTAAATATTTTTTTGCTTATACACATTTTTTAACTACATTTGCATCGGTAAGAGGTACTTACTGTGCGCAAAGGTCTTGTGCATGAATCACATAAAAAAAATAAATAGTATATGGATGAAAATGTAAAAGTCATTTTTGAAGGTATCAAGAATGCGTTGGGAGAAAGTAGCTCCGTTATTACAGATCGTACAATCGAACAGACAATTAATGAGTTCTCAGCGTTCGCACCGCAGGAAAATGCGGAAAAGTTCTGGAATGAAAGTGTTGTGAATCATTTAAAGAACACTGTGGCAGGTCAGGTAAGAGCGTTTGCGTCTGATAAGCGCAAAGAGTGGGATACAATCAAGGAACAGGAGATATCCAACTTGAAAAAGGAATGGGAAAAATCACATTCGTCACAACAACAACAACAACAACAATCATCCGAACAGAAACAGTTTGAGTTGCCCGATGATGTCAAGGCTAAACTTGAAGAGTTTGAAAAGTTCAAGAAAGAGTTTGAAGCTAAAGAGCAGGAGGAAAAGCAGAAGCAGATTGTAACTGAAAAGCGCAAGAAGCTGTCTGATTTGATTAAACGCCCGGAAGCGGGTATGCCTAACGAGTTGTTGCGCAACATCATTTTTGAGAACATTCAGATTTCGCCCGAAGAGGAAGATACAAGCATTCTTCTGAAAATACAGGGAAAGTACAATGAAACGTGTACTAAATACACAAAGGATGGCATTAATCCTTTTATCTCTGACAAGGGTGGTTCTAGCGATGTAAAGTCATTCATAGATAGAAAGAGAGAAGAAGATAAGGCTAACAAGGAAAACAACATTGTCAGCCGATATTACAGTAAAATTAACAAATAGTTTTTTTAATTATGAAAGCAGGAGTTCTTGCAACAAGTTATAGTAAGATTGGCGGCGCAAGACATATCTTTTCTAATGATACGTCTTTGCACGTACTGTTGGTAGGATGTAACGTTCCAGTAGAACGTATGCCTACAGTTGGGAACAAACTTCCGGCTGGTACCATGATTAAATGTGATTCCTCAAAGCAGAATGGCGGTGACATTCACTATTCATTCAGAATGTACGAGAAATCGGATTCTGGTGCTACGGTAAAAGTTGAAAAAATCATGGGTAATACAGTTGCCAAGGTTGGCATGATTGTCGGTAAAGCACCTACTACTGCCGCAGGTACTACAACTGGTTTTACCATTAACGCTATTGATTCGTCACATGACGAATATGACATCCTTACATTGTCCGGGGATGCAGGTAAATTGGAATTGACCGATATTTTGGTTGAAGTTACACAGGTTGGTGCTAGCGCAAAATTCAAGGTTATTCCTAATGCTATCCTGCCTTATGATGTTGACACCATTCCCGGTGCCACTCTCTATCCTTTCAACGGTGCATGGATGGTGACAAGTGAGATTTTGGAAAAACGCATTCCGCCCGTAGCTTCGGCAATCAAAAAGGCGATGAAGGATGATGAATCATATCCTTGCGTTTTCCGTTACACATTGTATAACTAATTAAATTTTTTCGTTTTATGCAAAGATCGACATTTAGTTTCTATGATTGGCATTTCTCTGGGGAGATGCAGGAACTTATGGATTATGCCAATCAGAAATTTGATAACGAAAACTGGAGAAGCTACGGAGATTGGGATGTTCCTCAGATGAGCAAATCATGGAACGTGATGGTTGACGAATACACACAGGCTACCCGTCCTGTAATGCTGGCTCCTTTGGCTGAAAAGCCTATCATGGATACTACGGGATTTGAATGGTATTCTGGCCGTATTCCGAAGATGGGTCACGCCATTCAGTTTATGGAAACCGATATTCAGGAGTTCTATGAACTTGACATTCCGCAAGGCGCATTGCTTGACAAGATCCGTGAGAAATGGTACACAAAGATGGAAGCGTGTATCCAAGGTTTCCATACCGAGTTGAACTGCATGACTTATCAGGCTCTTTCTACAGGTATGCTTAACTATACAGCTAGTGGTACCAACTCAATCCCTGTTCAGATTGACTATCGTGTTCCTGCAAAACACAAGTTGAAAGCGTTGAAGCAGACATGGTTTAGCAATACAGACTGGACACCGAACGAGAATGCAGATCCTATTAAAGACCTTCAAAGAATGTGTAAGATTGCCGACAATGACGGTGTACCATACGACCACTTTGAAATGTCCAAGGATTTGTATGACAACTTCCTGATGCACCCGAAAGTGACAGCAGCAGTACAGGCACGTCTTGTTCCTGCCGCAGCATCTACTACAATCTATCCTATGAACAATCAGGAGATTGTTGATGTGCTGATGAAAGTATTCTCTATTCCTGTGATTATTCCTGTTGAGGAAAAATCAAAATGGAACAAACTTGGCGTGATTGAGGAAGCCGAACCGTCTTTTGAAAAGAACACCGTTGTTCTTGTTCAGAGCGGTCAGTTCTTCCGTATCAAGAACTCACCGTCAATGTATTTGCAGGATACCAACCCGGCTGTACGTATTTCTTCTTTGGAAGGCGGACGTATCGCGTTCTTGCATCAGTATTCTTCCGAACCGTATGCGGAGAAGAGTTCAGGTGAGTTGTGGGCATGTCCTGTGATGAAGAATCCGAACAACCTTATCATTATGAAGGTTAACGAACAGTCAAATACGGGATTGTAAAAGGTTGAACCATGAAGGTCATTATTGATATAAATGGCGAAGGCACAGCAAAGGGCGCAGGGGAGTATTTCATTGGAGATACTCTCACGCTCCAAGCTATTCCCGAAGAAAGTGTAGAGTTCGGATACTGGCTTATTGCCGACAATGAAACATTGAAGCCGGAAGATAGACTGAAAGTTTCGGATAATCCGTTTACTATTCAAGTTACCCCTCAGATAACAGCAAAGGGTAACATGAAGGTGGAAGCATATTTCTATATGTCTATGCGTGAATATCTGAAAGCACAGATTGACTATGAGTTAAAAAACACATCATATATCAGTGTTGCCCAGAAATGGGGATTCCGTTTGTCTGATGACAGCCGTGAAACGTCTGAGATGAAGAAGGATTTGGCTTATGCTGACTTGTTGCTCATTGTTTGCACTGCCCCTTCAACGATACAGGGAAAGACGAAGAAAGCCGGGAACTGGTCAATTACCGACACAAGCAAGACTATTTCTATCAATGACAAGAAAAGATTGGAGCAACGCGCAAAGGATTTATACGCCAAATGGGGTTTGAATTTGGATGTTGGAACTGATGTTGAAATAACTAGATTAAGATGGTAGTATGGGAAAAAGTATTTTAGGTGAGGATATGTTTCCTGATATGGTGAGAATTTATCAGAACAAGAACAGTTCGGATAAATATCAGACCACCCCGTATTGGGAGATGATATACGAAGGAAGGGCAAACATACAGGAAAAGGATACAGGTTCGGAAACGAATGATGTTGACAAATCCGAATATGCCGCCTACCTAGAAGATAACGATGTAACCATACCTTCCGGGTGTCTGTTGGATTGGCAGAATTTCAACCATCCGTTTTCGGACAACAGCAATAGCTGGCGTGAGATAAAGAAACCTCCATTTAACAATATGGAATTTGGTACGGTAATATACTTTAACCAAATAGAAAACTAGAATACTATGACAATCAATTGGACGGAAATAATACTTGCTTTGTTGGGTACTAATGGTATAACCCTTCTAACTTCAATATTACTGTTTAAGCAGAAGAAGGAAAAAATGGAAACTGAAATTGATTCTTCTACCTTGGACAATCTTGAAAAAGGGTTTGCTATTCAGGGTGCTCAGTTGAAAAAGGCACAGGAAGAAATATTGAGTTATCAGCAATCTCTTCATGATGCTTATCAGAAGATACAGGAGCTTTATAATGAACTGAATGATATTAAAACAGAACTGAAATGCGCTAAAGATGATCGAGATTTGCTAAAAAAGCAGATTGAGAAACTGAGTAAACCAGTAACAAGAAAGACAAGTACAAAAAATGCAGGCAAATAACAACGATAAAGTATTGAAAGAGTTTGGTAGTAATGTCCAGCTTGCCTTGGATGCTTCTATCATGCAGTTCATGGAAGATATCGCCACGAATATCATGGATGATATAAAAGACATGGAGGGTTTTACCAATCAGACTTTCAATCTTGAAGATAGTTATGGCTGTGGCATTTATAAAGATGGGGTCCTAAAGAAGATTGTGTGGGCAAATGCGGTGAAAGTTGCTGACGAGCCAAGGAAACGTAACAATGTAGAGTATTGGGGGCGTGAACTTGCCGAAGATTTCTTCAACAGTTACAAATCCGATGGTTCTGATAAATATGAACTGGTTGTCGCTGCTGTCATGTATTATGCCAAGTATGTGGAGAACTATCATTTGTTGAATGTTCTTTCAGATTCTTGGATTAAGACAAAGACAGATTTAAAAGGAGGTAAATATACTGTAGTTTTTAAGAAAATTGCAGCTAATATGTTAAACAAATATTTTAAGTGAAGTTATGGGCTACTTTAATCCTTCAACAATAAATACTACCTTGTACAATATTGTATTGGACAAAAAGATTGCTGACGATGTATATAAGGTACAGCGTCCTGCAAGTGTTGATGATAAGGTAACTAGTTTTATTGTCGTAAACAACAATACAAGAATTGTAAGCAATACCGAGGGCGGCCCTTACGGTCACTTCGGGAAAGGCGAAACAATGGCTACGGTTACTTTGTTTGTAAGGGCATTGCCTGGGAACATATACCCGTCTGTCATGGATGCGTTGAGTGAGAAGATGGTAGAACTGTTTCCTCAAAAGACTGTGCAGCTTCATTTCGAGATATTTAATGTTTTACCACCAATGTTTGACGGGGTTGGGTTCTATTATATGTCCGTCCTGTTGAATGTTGATATTTCAAAGGATTAGCTGCATGAGAAACGTGAGAAAAAACAGTGGAGGCGCATCGGTAGATACGTTTTCAACAATTAACAATAACTTTTTAAATACAGAAAATAGAATGGCACGAGTAAATTTAGACACCAGCCCTGCTTACTTGAACGGGCAGTCGGCTGCTTTGACATTTGATGCGATTGAAATCACCGATAGTACTCAATATTCAAGTTTTAAGAATCCGAAGATTCTTCCCAATATTGAATCTGGTACTACGGAATCCGCTGGTACTGACGCTGACACTTCTGAAACAAAGAACGAGCAGGGTGCTACCGTATTCCAGAATATCACACCGGGTACTATGGCATTTACCTTTACAGGTATGTCCACTTCAAAAGCCGCTTTCGCTTTCTTTACACAAGGAAATGAAGAAAAGGCTGAGTTGGAATTGAGTAGTTTGACTGACACCATTGACGCTTTTGGAAAAGGTGCTACTCAGAAGTTGAAAGCGTTTGGTGCAAGCTCATTCAAGCAGTTTGTACGTCCTATCGGTATTATCAACGGTACTGGTGACCGTATGATCTTCTTCCCGAAGGCATCATGGGCTGTCAGCTTCACAGGTGCTCCAAGTAACGCTGGATATCTTGGATTCTCCGTTACTGTGACAGCATTGGAAGTTAACACTCAGTATTTGAAAACCATGATGGTTCTCGAACTTGACAATTCGGGAGTGGGTGCTTGATGTAGACGGGTGATGAATTATTAGCCGGGCGTTTTCGTCCGGCTTTTATTGTTTTTTAACTGTTTCTATTTTATTGATATTAACTTTTATTGTATTTTTGTGATAAAAAGAAATATAATGAACGATAAAGAATTGTCTGATAAATTAAAGCAAAAGGCTATAAGTCTTGGGCTGTGTAAGGAATGGACAAATGAATGGGGAAACCCGGATAAATATGAATTATGCGAGAAATATATCAGAGGCATTGACTTCTGCCTGTTAAACAGATACCCGTCAAATGAAATAATCAAGAAGGAATTTGCAGGAGTTAGGGAGAAGTTTAATGTCTTCGTTGATGATACCAACCTTTTCATAAGCAATCCTAAATGGTCTATTTTTAACGGTTCGTGTGATTGTGTTGTCACATTCAACGATTTCGGTATAGGAGAGATGTATGTCAAGGATAACAGCCATGTAAGCCTTGTTGCGCTTGATAACAGCATAGTACACGTTTCTTTGATTGATGATGCAAAACTTGATATTGTATCGTCTAAATATACCAAGGTGTTCGTACATACAAATACTCCAAAGAACATATCAAAGGTGGATGTGAAAGGAAAATTAATGATTAAACCGTTCAAGTTAGTTTAAAAAATGGGAATATTTAATTGGAAACAACCTGACTTAGATGATCAGATAAAGATGCAGAAGTTTGCCACTCATAAATACAGAGAGGTTATGGTTGGTGATAAAAAATTCAAGGTGCGTGGTCTTAGATTAGGCGCGTACGACTATATTGTGGACAAGCTGTTGATACGTGATATTATCAATCCAGATACAGCAAAAAAGGAAATGATTGCAATTATGAAAAATGACGCATCTATTCCGTACAAAGTTGCAGCGGCAGGAGTATTGAATAACTATTGGTTTTTTGAGATAATTCCTTTTGCAAGGCGTATATACGCTTGGTGGTTAAGCAGGCACTATGACCATAAGGAACTCACTCCGTTGATAGAAGCCATCGTGGAGGGGGCTAATGTAAGTGATTTTTTTACAAATACAATCCGTTTAGCGTTCTTGATAGATACGACAGCGACATTAAGCAAGAAGGATGCCATGAAATTATCTCTCGATGCAAAATCGGCTCACGAGGATCTATCCAAAAAGATTTCCCCCAATTCAGAGGAGATTTAAGGCTATTCGGAGGATTGATGATAATCAAGGACTGGGCTTTGCTATGGAAATATTCATGGAGTTATATACAGGCAGTAATAATGGACCAGCCTAAACTTGATTATCATTTTGAAGAGAAAGTTAAGTTGTACAAGGCTTCTCTTACAGAAGATTTATATAAGGAAGCTAACAAGGATGCAAGTGGCTTTATATATAGATTCAAGGAATCTAAACCTAAAGAAGAGCATCCCGATATATTACTAAAAGATGTTTTGCGATGATAACAAAATACGATCCTAAAGTATATCCTCTTAAACTGTATGTTGCAGTGGGAGATGACCAACGGGAAAATGTGAAGAAAAAATTTTCCACTGATTTTGATATAAATCAGGATTTATTTAGTGACTGCGATGCAATGACGCTAATGGTTAGGGAAAGGAAAACAAGACATTTAGGAGTGTTGATATGGCTGTCAAGAGATGGATTAGGAATAAGGGCTGTTTGCCATGAATCATCTCATTTTGTATGTAATCTATTTGATTATTGTGGTATATCAATGGGGTATAAAAATGGGCAGGATGAGCACTTTGCATACCTTTTAGGTTGGTGTGTTGAGTGTGTAATGGATAGTGTTGCGAAATATTTAAAAAACAATAAACATTAACTACCCACAGGCTAAATACCTGTAGGTGTTGATTAGACTAATCGTTAGGAGAGAATATATAGTTACCAAGGGGTGCTTGCTCAAGCTCCTTGCTCTAAGATTAAAACCTCTCCATAACATTGTCGATGAGCATTTAACGGAGAAATCCGACTTATAGTAAATTAAAAACGAATGGTTTACGTAATTAATAAACAAGGACAAGCACTTATGCCAACCGAAAGGTTTGGTAAGGTTAGAAGGCTGTTAAAAAACAGTCTAGCCCATGTTGTGTGCCGTATTCCGTTCACAATTCAATTGGATTATGACACAACAGATTATACGCAGCCCGTAAGTTTGGGTATAGATGCTGGTAGCAAGCATATCGGTATATCGGCAACAACAAGTGAGAAGGAGTTGTATGCAGCAGATGTGGAATTGAGAAACGATATTGTGGATAAGTTATCTACTCGTAGGGAATTAAGAAGAACCCGTAGGAGCAGGCTTCGTTATCGCAAGGCTCGTTTCAATAACAGGGTATCTTCCAAGCGTAAAGGTTGGCTAGCACCATCTGTTGAAAACAAAATTCAAACTCATTTGACTGTTGTAGAGAAGATACATAAGTTCCTACCGATAACTAATATCGTAGTTGAAACGGCTTCCTTTGATATACAGAAGATTAATAATCCAATTATATCTGGCGTTGAATACCAACAAGGAGAACAGCTTGATTTCTTCAATGTGCGTGAATACGTATTGTTTAGAGATAATCATACTTGCCAACATTGTAAGGGTAAAAGTAAGGATAAAGTATTGAATGCGCATCACATAGAGAGCAGAAAGACTGGAGGTGATAGCCCAAACAACTTGATTACCCTTTGCGAAACTTGCCATAAGGCATATCATAGAGGTGAGTTTGAATTAAATGTAAAACGTGGAAAGTCATTTAGAGATTCCGCCTTTATGGGGATTATGCGATGGAGTTTCTATGATAGGCTAAAGAATATCTATCCTAATGTAAGTATGACTTTTGGCTATATCACGAAGAATACCCGTATCACTAACAATCTTCCTAAAGATCATTATGTTGACGCAAGGTGTATCAGTGGTAATCCTGTGGCTAAACCTCTTGGATATTATTTCTATCAGAAGAAGGTGCGTTGTCAAAACAGACAAATACACAAAGCTAATTTCTTGAAAGGTGGTAGAAAGAAACTCAATCAAGCACCATTCTTAGTAAAGGGATTCAGATTGTTTGATTTGGTTGAATATCAAAAGGATTTGTATTACATATTTGGAAGAAGAGATAGTGGTTTCTTTGATATTAGGAAATTGGACGGTACAAAAGTGAATAAAGGTTCTATCAATTGCAAGTATTTGCGGTTGGTAGATAAAAGAAAAAGTATATTAACTGAAAAGAGAATGCAAGTAAATTTATGAAGATTAATTTGTTTGTAAACGGAAATTTGGTGTGCGACCGAAGCGAAGCGAGGGAGC